CGTGTTCTTATTTTGATCTGACAAAAGAGGAAAACCAACGTATCTGTTTCAATTACAGAAACTTACAACCTCTATGGGCGAGTGAAAATAATACAAAGAAAGCAAAAGTTCCTGATGATGTAGACGAGATTATTAAATTTTTAAGAAAGGAGATAAATAATGAAATTTTATATAGGAATTGATGTTGGAATGCGTGGCTATGTATCGATTATAGATGAAGATGGCAAGTTTATAGAATCCTTCCCTTTAATGAAGGATGTGAAAAATATAGATGTAGTTGAAATAAGTAATACATTATTCAATCTTTCTAAATACGAAGATAATTGTCATGTCATAATTGAGAATATACATGCAATTTTTGGTAGTTCAGCTAAAGGAACATTTAATTTTGGTTTTGTAGCAGGATTAATTGAGGGAATTATTGCTACAATTGGATTACCTTATACGAAAATAAATCCTAAGATTTGGCAAAAAGAAATGTTTAGAGGGATTAATATTATTACAAAACCTTCTACAACAGGTAAGACTCAAGTTGTTGATACGAAGAAAATGAGTTTTACCGCATCTCACAGAATTTTCCCAACTGTAGATTTAAGAAGAACAGAAAGATGTAAAAATGAAGACGATAATTTTGCAGATTCGTTGTTAATTGCAGAATATGGTCGTAGAAAAAATTTATAAGATATGATATACGTATGGTGTAATAACGAAGCATGTTCAAATCATGCTAAAGAAGATATTCTAGTTAAAGCAGAATTCAAGTATGAGAATGGTGAAACAGTTCTCTCTAATATACCAAGATGTCCTATATGTGGAAAAGAGATGTCTTACAGAGAAGAATTGCGAAAAGGAAGTGGTATAAATGTTAGTTTTACTTCGTTTAATTCAAAAAGTAATGAAGATAAAGCGAGTATGCTTAAAAAGCGTTATCGAGATAATTTAAAAAAGGAAAATATTTCAGAGGTCATCAAACATAAGCGAGAACAAGCAACTAAACAATTTTTTGGTCTCGATTAAGTTGCAATTGACATAATAAAATAGTATCTTTACAACAAAAATAAAAGAGATGGAAATAAGTCAAAAAGCATTAGATAATCTATGGACACTTGTTGCTACAACACAGAAGCAAGTAATTGTTATAGATTTTTTTGGAGACTTGAGAGCTTATATTGTTGAGAGCTTCTCACCTAAAGTGAGAGATGTTTTCTTCAACGAAGTTCGAGGAGCTCAAGATATTACAGATTTTTCAATTCATTTACCATTTCAGATGGCAGAATTAAATCCTATAACTCTTGAAGATCGTGTTCAAAGTCGACCAAAAAAAGATTTTAAATTTGGACATGAGAATTATATATGGATGATTTCGAATAAAGAAAATGTTTATTAATACATATAATTATGGCAAGTCAAAAATTAACAAATTCAGATCGTGATTTTATCGTAAAGAACATCACAAATCCTATCAAAGAAAAAATTCAAAAGTTGTTAGAAGAGTACGGAAGTCTTGTTGTTGATGTATATCTTGCAGGTGAGATTCCTGATGAAGTGAGAAAGTTTTGTGAAAAATATCCAAGAATAGCTAAAAAGCAAAATTATTTAGAATACATTTCGTTGTTTACAGAGAGACCGTGGATATATCTTAGAATTCCTGTTAGTGAATATTTTCCTGGTTATTTTGAAAATGAAGATCAAATCTATGAATTGTTGAATAAATTACCTTTAACAGAGGAGTTCAAGAAAAACGTAGAATCTTTGTTGAGTAAAGAAAATCAACTCAAAAACAAAACGAGATGCGTTCTCGAACATATCAATACAACAAAACAATTGAAAGATCAATTTCCTGAAGCATACTCTATCCTAATGGATTTGAGTGAGAAAGAGATTACTAAATGCGATAGTACTGAATCTTTACGAGCAGAATTGTCTCAAATAATGAAATGATATGGATAAAGAAGTTTTAGAATTAGAATGTTTGATACGTAGATATAATGATGCGTATCGAAAAGGTAATCCATTAGTAACAGATCGAGAATTCGATCAACTTGTTGAACAATTACAAGAATTAAATCCGGATTCTGAATGGTTTAAGAAAGGTGTACAAGACAAAGTGTCTGAAGATAGAAAGGAGAAACTTCCGATTCCTATGTTCTCACTTGAGAAGGTGAAGTCGCACGAAGAGATTTTGAGATGGATCAAATCTATTGATTTAAAATCTACAGATGAATTGATTGTTACATCTAAATATGACGGGATTTCATTGTGTGTATTAGAGACAGTTGGAAACGCTTGGACTCGTGGTGATGGAGAGTTTGGACAAAATTGTACTGAACACTTTGAAAAATGTATAAACAGTGCAATTTATACACAATCTCTTGACAACGAACTTCCGATTTTCTCATTCGGTGAAGCGATTTTTAAAACAGCAGATTTTTTGAAAATCAAAGATGAAGCAGGATATAAATCTGCGAGAAATGCTGTTGCAGGTCTTCTCAATTCACCGAACGTTAGTGAGTTTGTAAAATATGTTAATTATGTAAGATACGGATGTGACAATGAGGATTGGGATAAGAAGAAGCAACTCGAAATTTTAAATGAATGTAGTTGCGAACAAAGTAGAGTTAATTTCTCAACAATTACAGTAAAATCACTTGAAGACGAAGACGGTTTTGTCAATCTTATGAATAGTTTGTTTGAAAAATTGACAAAAGGTTATAAATGTGACGGTCTTGTGATTGATGTAAACAATGCAAAGAAAAGAAGAGAATTAGGACGACTTGCGAATAATAATCCTAGATACGCTATTGCTTATAAAAATCCTGAATGGTCAGAAAGAGAAGAAACTGTTGTAAAAGAGGTTCGTTGGCAAATTTCTAAGGACGGAAGATTAGCTCCTGTTGTTGAGATTGAACCGATTGAATTGTGTGGCGCGACTGTATCAAAATGTACTGCATATAATGCTCGTTATATCGTTGAGAACAATATTGTTCCGGGAGCAAGAGTAGTGATATGTCGTTCAGGAGACGTTATTCCAAAACATCTTAAAACAGTTTCGTATACAAATACATATTCAAAGACTCCTACAGTTTGTCCAATATGTGGTAAAGAATTAGTGTGGGATTCGAATAATGTAGACTTGATGTGTACGAATTCACAATGTGAAGGCGTATTATTATCTAGATGCGTTTATTTTTTCTCTATACTTGACTTTAAAGAGTTTCGTGAACCGACTATCAAGAAGATTTTTAATGCAGGATATAAAGATCCTACATCAATTATCAGATTGGATGAAAATGAACTTAAAAACATTGAAGGTCTTGGTAATGTTGCGGCAAAAGTACTTTCGAAACAATTTGAAGAGCTGAGAAAGAAAGGTACTAATTTTGCAAAAATGATGACAGCTTATAATTTTTTTAAAGGAGTTATAGCTGAGAAAACGTGTCAAAAGATTCTCAATGGATTGAAACTATATACTTACGAAGACATATCTTCTTTTGCCAAGGAGTGTAATGAGAATTGGGCATCTGAGATTGAAGGATGTGTAGAGGGAGTAGGTTTTAATACAGCTTACGCTTTCGTTATGGGGATTATAGATTGGTGGACATCATGGACATCAGATTTATTTACAATTCCTATTACATATTACGGTTTTGAAGAGAAATCGTTTGACGGTCAGATGACAATTGTTTTTACCGGATTCAGAAATAAAGATTGGGAGAGAAAACTTACTGAAATGGGTCATAAGATAGGATCTTCGGTGAGTAAGAAAACAACGTGCGTGGTGGTAAAAGAAAAGGGAAGCAATTCGACAAAGGAATTGAAGGCAGAAAGTCTAGGAATTCCGATCTTTACAGCCACGGAGTTCAAAGAGAAATTCCTCTGCTGACTTTAACATTTTGCTTTAAATTTATAAATTGAGTATTGAAGTGGATTTTGTTGTGAAATAAGATCCACTTTGCTTTATATAAAAATTGATGTGATGAGATATTACTATAGAGAAAAAGATTGGATATATATAGGTTTTGATTATAGACCGCATTTAGTTGAAGCTATGAAGAGATTCAAAGCTAAATATAATAACGCAACTAAAGAATGGTATTTACAACTTAATTTAGAGATATCGTCTAGATTAAAGGGATTTCTTGAGGAAAATAATTTTGAAAATAAACGAATTTATCGGCCTCAAGAAATTAAATTAAATCCTATACACAATTATGTTGAAGAAAGTGAAGTGAAACAATTAATTGACTTTCTTAAGTTACCTCTTAATTTGAGAGATTATCAAATTGAGGGAGTAACTTATATGATAAATCACGATAATTGTATCAACGGTTGCTCTATGGGATTAGGTAAGTCACGCCAATCAATTGCAACAGTTGAATTACTTGATCTTTTCCCGTGTTTAGTTATATGTCCGTCTACAGTCAAGACATCTTGGGAGAGAGAATGGAAAAGGTGTAATCCTAATAGGACAATACATATTATAGACTCTAAAGATGGTGATGATTTAGATTGGAAAGTAGACGTTACTATTATAAACTACGATTACTTGTTTAAAAAAACAAAAAGGGGCGAAGAGTTAAAATTAAGGTATAGCAGAAGTTTGTCTAAAAAATGGGGATGTGTTATTCTTGATGAGATACACTTATGTAAAAATCCCAAAACAATGAGGTCGAAGGCTGTTGAAAAAATTGTGAAAAAAGCACATAAAGTCTTTGCATTGAGCGGAACGATTATTCAGAACAGACCTCAAGAGCTTATAAATATTCTAAGGATATTAGGACGATTTGACGAAATATTTCCGAATATGAAATATTTTTTAAATAGATATTGTAATGCAAAAATAACGAGATTTGGATTAGATTGCTCAGGAGCTACATACACATTAGAGTTACACAATATATTGAAACATTACTGTTACTATCGAAAAGAAAGAAACGATGTTTTGAAAGAGCTTCCTAATGTTATAGAACAAACAATCGAATGCGAGATAACGAATAAGAAAGAGTATCAAAAAGCCGAAGAAAATTTCATTGAGTATCTTGAAGATATAGACCTTGAGGCTGCAGAGAGAGCGAGACGAGCTGAACATTTAGTTAAATTAGCGAATTTGAAAGATCTATCCATTAAAGGTAAGATGAAATTCATTACCGCATTTTTAAAAGAATGGAAAGAGATTGCAGAAGATGAAAAATTAATCGTTTTTGGTGTAAGAACCGAGCCTCTAAAACAATTGCAAAAAGAATTTGCAAAAGATAGTGTATTGGTGATCGGTGAACAAACAACAGATGAGAAGATGAGGAGAGTTGAAGAATTTAAAAGAGATAAACAGTTTGTTTTTGCTAATATTGCAACACTTTCTACAGGTGTAGATGGATTACAAGAACATTGTAGTAATATGTTGTTTTTAGAATTGCCTCCTAGACCTTCAGATCTTGATCAAGCTAAAGCTCGTATAGATAGAATGGGTCAAAAACAGGAGATGAATATATATTATATATTATCGAGCGAAACTATTGATGCAGATTTAAAAGAAGTTATTGATGAAAAGACTGTGATAACGAATGCAGTAATTAAAGGTCACGATACAGTTTCTAATAATGACGAATCGACAGATTGGGCCTTAATTAAGAGGTTAAAGTTGAAGAATAAGAACACGAAGTCTTGATTTATCGATAATAAAGTAGTATCTTTAGACATGGAAAGAAAAGAGATAACAATTTTTACAGACGGAAGCTGTTATTGGAAAATCAAAAAGGGAGGAATTGGCGTCTATATGATTTGTGACGGTGAAGAAACTTTCATTTCAAAAGGTTATAAGAAAACTACAATTGGTAGATGTGAAATGAGAGCATTATTGACAGCAATTCAATCTCTAAGAAAAGATATTCCTATAAGTGCTACGGTTTATAGTGATAGTCAATATGTTGTCGATGGTCTTGTTAAAAACATTAAAGAATGGGTTGATAATGATTGGAAAGGATGTATGAATGTTGATCTATGGAAAGCTATATTAAAGGAACTCAAAGATCGTAAGAAACTTAGATTAAGATTAATATGGCATCCAGGTCACAAAAAGAATATAAATGATCCAATTGTTTATGGTAATGCAGTAGCTGATATATTAGCTAATTATAAGAATTTTACTGAATACGAACTAGATAAAATTGAAGCAGAATGAAAGATTTTGAAATTGCAATTGATGTGTCAATAATGATTGATGCATTAAAAAAATTTGAAAAAGAAATTAGCAAAGACTTTATTGTTGGTGGAAGTTTAGCACTTTACCAACATGGATTTGATTGTCAGCCGAACGATATCGATTTGGAATTGAGAACAGATGATCCTAACATAATCAAGATATTGAAATTGCTAAATTCAACATATCAAGGTCACGATGATAGCTGTCGTTATCCAACAATAGAAAATCATTTTAGATTTTGTTTTAATCAAATCATATTTGATGTTTGGGTTGTTAAGGAATTTGATTACAATAGATTCTTATGTCAAGATGATATTCGTTATGCCGATATAATGAGTGTTTTAAAGAAAAAGATTGCTTTGAAAAGACAGAAGGATTATGTAAGTATTTTCAAATATTCTCAACAAATAATTTCTTTAGTTGGTAACGAAAATCATTTGAAATGAAAAATTGGAGTGATCGTCAAAATGCAGTTTTTGATACGTATGCAAAAACGAGTCAAAATATAGTAATAGAGGCTACAGCAGGGTCCGGAAAAACGACAACGATTGTAGAGTGTTGTCGAAGAACTGCACCTTATAAGAAGTGTTTCTTTTCAGCGTTTAATAAGAGCATTGCTGAAGAACTGAAAACTAGATTGCCTGAAAGAGTTGAAGTAAGTACATTTCATTCTAAAGGACTTAAAGTATTGCTTCGTAATTTTAATTTCAAATTAAAATTAAGTGAAAACAAATGCTTTAAAATAGGACAACAGATATTGAATTTAGAAGACGTACCTGAAAAGCAGCAATTGAGATATCTATTTGAATTACAAGATATATGGAATGCTATTCGTATGAATTTACTCGTTGATTATCAAAATGATATAAACAATATATGCGTTGATAAGGATATTGAATTTCGTGATCGAATGGTTCAAGATATCGTAGATATTGAGCAGGAATGGATAAAGCGAACTCGTAAGATCAATAGTAATCGTGATTTTGAGATGGATTTTACAGATATGTTGTATCTTCCATACATTCTCGTTGACGAAGACGATTTTCCTAAATACGATCTTGTTGTTGCAGATGAAGTTCAAGATATGAATACAATTCAGAGAGAACTTCTATTAAGATATATCAAACCTATTGGAGGCAGATTTATAGCTGTTGGTGATCCAAGGCAAAACATCTACACATTTCAGGGCGCGAGTGTATCAAATTTTAAACTTTTACAAAATCTTGCTAATACAGTGACATTGCCTCTTGATATAACATATAGATGCGCTAAGTCAATTGTAGATGAAGCTAAAACTGTTTTTTCAAATGGTATCGAAGCTTCAGAGAATGCAATTCAAGGTTGTGTAAGATTAGGTGAATTAAAAGAGGCTAATTCAGGTGATTTTGTTTTATGTAGAAATAATTTACCACTTGTAGAGGCATTTATAAATCTTTTGCAAAACAGCAAAAAGGCTACAATTAAAGATAAAGACTTCGGCAATGCACTGTGTGCGATTTTAGATAAGATCACTAATTTTCAAGATTTTGAAATTCTTAAAAAACAGAAGATACAAGAATTGATGGATAAAGGTATGAGTCGCGCATCAGCAATTCAACAACCATCTTATGAAAATCTTGTTGAGAAATGTTCCATTATAGATAGATTATCAAGTATATGGAACAATATTTCTATAATGGAGGAAAATATTAAAAGGATTTACACAGAAGATGTTGAAGGTATTGTATTAAGTACAATACATAAGTCAAAGGGTCTTGAAAGTGATAGAGTATTCTTTTTAAATCCTGGTTTGATCCCTAGTGATAAGGTCAGAACACAAGAAGCTCTGTATAGTGAATATTGTCTCAAGTTCGTAGCAATTACAAGAGCAAAACGTGAGTTAATATATTGTTCAATTTAAAATCAAATGAATATGAGTGATTACGAAATTACTACGCAAAGTGACTTTGAAGAGTTTGATCTCGAAGATAACGATGAATATGATTATATAGATTAAAGTGAAAAATATGAAAAAAGAAAAAATGTTTGTACCCGTCATTAACGAGACGGTACACGGTAATAAAGTGATGTTAATTAGTGCGAATAAGATTCCTAGTCTTGAAAAATTCCTACCTTGTAAAGAAGCACTTGAGATTCACATGCAGATGGAACGAATTGAGACTCAGAAAGATTCGAAGTATAGACCTAAGCCATTGTGTATTAAAATAGAAAGAGAGAAATTTACACAAGTAATGGTAGATCTAAAGAGAAAGAATACTAAAGTCGATTCGAGGTGTATTCCTTTAGTTCTACAATATCCAGCGATACCGATATGTATAATTGAGCCGGGAGATTGATTATGGACGAAACGTTAAAAGAATTCATCTATCATAAAAATGGTTGGTCGAAACCAATGACTGATGAAGAACGAAAAATTTTTCGTAAAAGTAGAAATAAAAATATCAACGGCGAAAAGATAATGAGATTGGTATTTGATGGAAAAGTGATTTATAGAGGTCCTGTTAATTTATGTCAATATAAGAAGAGATGTCTATGTAAGACTTACGGTATAGGACCTGAGAAAGCGAAAGAAAGATTTAACATAACTTATTGATATGAGAACAAAATTAGAAACATTGGTTGGGATTAAATTCGAAATCGAAGGTATGCATTGTTATCCAAATGCTTCAGCAAATCACGGTGATGGTGTTAAGTTTCTTGAGCAACCGCACCGTCATCTTTTCAAATTTAATTGTAAAAAACGGGTTAATCACGATAATCGTGATGAAGAGTTTATATTACTCAAGAATAGAGTTGAAAGTTATATAAAACACAATACACCCATCATTGCAGGTACAGCAATATATGATTTCGGAAGTCAATCTTGTGAACAGATTGCTAAGAAGGTGTTAAAGCAATTTGATTTCGAAGAGGTGGAAGTAAGTGAAGATGGTGAAAACTATGCTGTTGTAAAAAAAGTTCCTGAAGATGGTGAAAAAGAACAACAAAGTGAATGTAATTCTAAACAGAATGTGAATATACTTTTCGTTGTAGGCGGTTGTTGTTCGGGTAAAACTTATTTTACTCAAAAGTTATCAGACAAGAAGAAAAATGTAGGTGAAAAACATGTTATATTTGAAGTAGGTGATATTGTTCGTCATTTGACAAACACACAAGATAGAATTTTTAATAAGTGTCTTAATGAAAGTATTGTTGAGATGCTTAACGATTTGATAAAATCAGCTATTTCTGAAGGTTGTGAGAACATTATTGTTACAGGTTGTCGACAGATTGAAGTATTTAAAGGGGTTACATTAGGTTTAGATCAAAAAGATTATCATGTAATATATCTTTCTGTACCTAAATCTAAAAGAAGACTTCGATTTGAAAAGAGATTGTTTTCGAAAGATAAAGATAAATCATTCGAAGATGTTTTGAGTGGCGAGAAATCAATTGGTTTCGATGATTTTATTGAATATCTTATAAACGAAGAATATGATAATTTAACTATAATAAAAAACGTTGAAGAATGAGAGTATTTGTAACACCTCCTATGAGTCATTTAGAGTTAAGTGAACTAGGCGATAAGAATTTTTATATCTTAGGACAATTGTATAAGAAGAGTTCTGAGTATCGAGAATATACTAAAAAAGCAATTGCAGACGGTCGTTTCACAATATTGGATTCGGGTGTTGGTGATGAAGGCGAAGTGTTGACTAACGAAGAGTTGTTTAAGCTGACGAAAGAGATTCAACCGAATGAAGTCATTCCTTTAGATGTTCTATACAATCGCAATGAGACGATGAGAAATTTTAATCAATTTGTTGAGTGGTTGAAAATCGAAAGAGCAAAGAGTAACTTAATGTTTACAAGTCTACTTGCTTGTCCTCAAGGTAAGAATTGGGATGAATGGCTTGATTGCTACAGATTCTTTTTGATGAGTAGATACGTGACTTGTATTGGTATGAGTAAGAAGGCGATTCCGCATATTATGGAGAGTGATAATATAGCTTATTCTCGATCAGTAGTCGTGTCACGTTTGAAGAGTATGAATTTGTTACGCAAACAGTTACATTTCTTAGGTCAAGGTGATCCGAGAGAGTTCATTCCGTACACAGGTATGAGGTTTAGATCGACAGACAGTTGTTATCCTATTCTCGCTGCAATGAACGGTATTGATTTGAGTGACAGTGAAAAATTCATAAGAGTTCCAACTCCTGCAGATTACTTTGATCGTGAAATCGATCCTAATATAATGGATCTTATAAAAAAGAATGTTAACTTTTTAAGAGAATGTTGTAACGATGTTCTTTGAGATAACGATAACTTATTGGGATGACGATACTGATTCTCGTTATCCCAAAATGAAGAAGTTTTCAGATGTAATTGCGTGTAAAGCTGAGAATTATACAGATGCTGAAGCTCAAGCGACACAATGGGCTAACGAAAATCTTGATGTCGATTACGTAATTTCACCTATAAAAGAGATGGGTATAAGTGAAGTTCATTCGAATAAAGAAAAGGGATTTTGGTTTTTGTGTAAGTGCATTTTCTTAACTGTAAATGACATGAATGATAAAGTTAAAGAAAATAAGATCTCGTATTTAGTTGAGGCTGCGAACAATACTGAAGCCGGAATAATAACCTCTAAAATATTAAAAGAGGAGATTATAAATGAGTCTCGTGTCGTTCAAATCTCAGAGACCAAGATAAAAGAATTTATTTCATGCTAATTTACTTTTTGATTTTAAGGACGATTCGTTGTGAAACGAGTTGTCCTTTTCTTAATAAATCTTAATAAGACCACAATTTTGAGATAAACTTTTGGTATCTGAGATAAAAGGTGTATCTTTACAACACCAAAAGAAACGAACAGTATTAACAATTAAAAAAGAACGATTATGACAAGACAAATTCTTACACCGACAAGCAAAAAAAGAAATTAAAGACGCTTTAACAAGTAAACTTGATGGACGTAGTTACAATTATTTCAACGGCGATATTCGTAAGGGAGACAAATATGCTAGTTTACATTATTATTTTATTGGAAACAAAATTACGATTCAGATTACTTATTGGCAAGATGGTATAGATTACGCTATCGAAACTGCTTCTAATTGTTCAACTCCTACAGGCGTAGCAAATAAAGTAGCTAAATTTTTGGATTTAAAATAATTTATTGGTATGGAATACGAAAAAGTAATTGATAAAGTCAAAAAATTGCAAACTCTTGTTGAAAGAGGTGAAAGAGGCGAAGTTTTAGCTGCAAAAAGAGCATTAGACGATTTATGTGCTCAATATAATATCGATATCAAGACTCTTTTTGACGAAGAAGAGGAATGGGTTTCTTTTAAATTACCTTATAATGATAAATTAGCAAGAAGACTTCTTTTTCAATGTTATTGTAAGATAACTAACAGAAAAGAAATTAGTTATCAACACAATAAATACTCGAATATAATCTACTTTTCACTGACTAAGACACAAGAAATTGATCTTAGAAGTATGTTTGATTTTTACTGGAAACAATTAAAAAAAGAACGCGCTAAAATTCTAGATACATTAGCAATTTCATTTATTAATAAACATAATATTTTTTCAGACGATAAAGAAACAGCGACTAAAAGTGAAATGACTTTTGAAAAATGGGAAGAACTGAACAAAGCAATGCTTATGATGTCGCAATTAGAAGAAGTTTCGTATCATAAACAATTAGAGTGATGGTAAAGTTGATAAATCCTCAAGGAGAATCAAAGATTCTTTCAGATAAAGAATACGATGATTTATTGTGGAAGTTTATTGGATCAAATAAATTTCAAAAATGGTCTTATAACAACAATCTCATAGGATCTTATAAACACAATGGGAAAGAGATCGTTAACTATATGGTTGTGCAGGTTTTCCTAAAAGAAATGGGATACAAATTGGTGAAAAATTATCAATTGAAAGTTGATCCTTCGATAACAAAGTAGTATCTTTAAATAACAATTAAAATAAAAACGATATGAAAGAATTTATTGATTTAATGAATTTATTCCCAGTGGGATTAGTGATCGTAAAAAATTATTTAGAACCGTATTTCTTAACGATCATGTTCATAACACTTTGGATGTCGCAAATGCAATTTATAATCTCAAAAAGAAAATAAGAATGGCAACATTTGGTGTAGGTGATAGAGTAAAGATATTACACTCTTCTAATTTAGCTCTGAAAGGTCAAATAAGCACAATTGCAAGTGTGTGTGGGAAAGGATCTTCTAAATATTATCATTTGAAGATTGATGGTGAGCAAAGAGCATTTTGGCCTCAAAATTTACAATTGATTGAAAAAGCAAATAATCAACCTAAAAAGTAAAATTATGGCACACGAAGTCAAAGATATAAATAAGAGCTTATCGAACGCATGTTTGAATTGTCAATATGCGACAAACTGTCCTTATGATGATAAGTCACAATGTATTAATGTAAGAAGTTCGGGTTATGATACAGAAATTGATAGGAACGATACACAAGAATCAAGTAACGAAGATCTATGACGATGAGGGTCATTTTGTATGTACATTTGTCATTGAATATCAAGGTGTAGATGATCAAAATCATAAAATGTCAGTCTACGCCATGAACATTGAACCACACTTTGGACCTTTAGTTATGGGTTACTTGTTTGAATTAGAAGTATATTCGATACCGAATACAACCATTAACAATGGTAAAGCATATATTCCTAAAATAAGAGTCTTTTCGGTACAAGAACTTACTAGTGATCTAGAAGTAATGGGAGCACAAGAGACAGTTAATCAATGGTATAAAGATTTAAATAAATTGCCTTATGTTTATAAGAATTAACGATCAACGAATCAAAATTACGTCAATTGGACGATACAAAGATCTTGGTAAGACTTCGTCAACGAAGAAGTTTGTAATTGCGATCAAAATCTCGAATGTTTGGGAACACTTCTATTTTGATACAGAAGAAGAGAAAGATAACATATTACTTGGATTGGATACTGTACTTAAAACTGCAACATTATGATAACAATTTTAATTTTCGATGAAGAGATTCAAATCTACTACACAAATGATTTGAAAAAAGGAACGACTTTAAAGAACAACGACAGATATCGTCACATTGTCGGTGTTTGTGGTTTTGGTGAAGGTACAAGAATAAAGATATGGCTTGTTAAAAACGATGAAGAAGTCAAAGATCAACTTGTTCAACAAAATGTAGTTGCAGATTATCCATATAAAGAGGTATCTATGACTGATTTAAGAGTGAACAAAAAGAATATTGTTGAGAAAGATGGATAAAAAGTACAAACTGTATTGCAGAGGAAACAAATCTTGATACGAATGTTTGAATTGTCTTTATTATATCAGAGGAAAGTCATTTCGTTTAGAACACAATGACGGATATCGAATACTTGAACCTCCTAAATTAAAGGCACGAGAAAAGTGCAAAATAAAAAGATTAGATTTTGAACCTATAAATTAAAGACACATGGAACAACAAGAAATCAAAACAGAAACAAATGAAGATTCACAATTGGTAAACAATATATGGTACTAATTTGAATTTTACTATTGCGAGATCAAACTATTATCTATATCTTTACGCATAAAATAGTAAACGATAGTAGAAATGAAACAAATTGATAGAAGTGAGATATTAAAAGAAGCACCGGATTTCGTACAAATTGCTTCGGCACACATGCAGAATTCATATATTGATTACGAGCTCAAGAGACGGGCTTTAGACGAGAGTTCGGACCGTTTTTTGACATACATAGGAAAGAACAACGAAACGCATGTCATTGATCTAAAGTACGTCAACGTAAAAGGTATTATGAAATCAAGAGGAGCAAGAGACGAGGATATTGCTGATGCTCAGGAAATTAGGAAAGAAATAATACTTCCTTTGATCGCAGAATATAATCATGCAAAACAAAGATATTATAATACGTTTGATCTCTATAACGACAGAAGTAAAGCGTTAGCAAAGTTGACTCCTCAGTTAATTGACCTATTTGGTTCAATGTGTTCAGCTAAGGATGTAAAAAAGATAATTAAGTCAAAAGAAGGTTACGACCTCAACGATGATGAGTTGACGAAATTCTATAATGAGAACAAGAACGTAATCGAATCAAGACAAGCTAAATATCTGTTAAAGAGTGATAAATATAAAGTCGCAACAGAATCCGGACGATTAGAGATCATAAATGATATGTTGACAGATCTCTACTTAAAATACGAATACTATATCAATAACGACCAAGAGACAAAGGCTCTCAATATGTCGCGAGAAGTCCGTAACTTACTCGAACAAGCGAGAAAAGAAGTAAAAGGTAATGAGCTCAAGTTGACTGTTGACGGGAAAATAGATATAAATGCAACTATACATGGAGGAGAGAATGTAACAAGAATCATGCGAGAAATCCCTATAAATAGCATAATTATAGGATTGGTAGCGGCTAAGTCAGGCATCAGGCCTGAGATATTGATACATCAATTGGCAACAAGTTGGTACAAGGATTTCAATGGATTTAATAAGAATATATTGGGACAGGAAAAGATACAGTTGCCCGGAGACATGATTAAAGCATACGATTGGGGCGAACTTCAAGTAGCAAATTCAACATTCCTACACGAAATGAATCCTATAGAAATAACTGATGCTCAGGTGATTGAAGAAAAAGTAGGACAAGAAAAGAAAAAAGAATTGCTACAGAGACTAAAACAAATGAAAAGAATTTGAATGTTGTCATATAGTTAATTTAATTGTTAGAACTGGACCGGTTCGTGAGAATAGGTCCATTCGTTTAAATGAGTTTAATTAAAGAAACAACATATAAGATAATAAATGAACGCAATATTTATCAAATAGTGAATTAAAACAAAGTTTAACTACCAATAAAAGAAGAAAGGAGGTGAATATGATAGTTATATTAGCAACATTTGAACAAAAAGAAGGAGTAAAAGTACAAATGCACGTTCCATTGAATGACGTAGAAATAACAAAACTCCCTCTAAGCGATAAAGAAGAAACAATGATTTTCGAAAGACTAGAGAAAGAATATTCGGATTACATTCCGGTAAGTATTGACTCAATTACATGGCAACCATAAGTGTTCTGTTTAGTTAGTTTAATTATTCTATAGAAGGATCAAGGAGTCGTGAGACTGTTTGATCCTATTTTATTTTCAATATAAATGGAAATTGAATTTGGACAGCAAATATTGGTGTTTTGTGCAGCGAGATTAATATCTAGACAGTGTATCGACTAATTTACTGAGATACAGAAAGATCAATATAAATGGAAAAATAATAATGTAGCACATAAAAATATTTTAGAAATTTATGGTCGAAATTGTTGTCCAGTGTATCAAAAAGGTGTATCTTTACAGCGTCAAAAGAAATGAGACACATTAGTATTAACAATTAAAATTTTAACAACTATGACAACAAATGACAAAATTGAAGTGATGTTTTACTCAAATCGTAGAAGAGCTGAATTAACAGTTAAACAAGTAAATCCTACAATTTTAGTAGATGAACAAGGAAAAGAGTATTTTTACAAAGGTTACGAATTGTTCGAATCAAATGACGAAGATGCATATCCAGCCGGATGTGATTTTGATCTCGAAAGTTGTTACTCGGATCTATACGATGAAGTAGCTGATAGAATAAGCGAACTTGATTTTGAACAACTTAAAAAGGTATACGAAAAGATCAACGGTAACGAATATTGTTCTATCTTAGACGATGAAGATGATGAACGTGAATATTGTGAAGAAGAGATTTTTGAAGATCTACAGTCATTAGACGAATATGATGATCTTGCAGAAGTTTACAATTTCATATTGAGTCTCTAATAACAATGATTGAGTGGAACATTAAGTTCCACTCTTTCTAATAATTTAGTACCTTTAGGACATGAAAGATATAGCAGAAATAGTACGAGTTAGAATGTACGGTAGAACTTGCTATCAAGTAAACCTAATCAATATACGTACAGGAATGTATTACAACAGTTCATCACAACGATTTGATGATCTAGAGAAAGCAGTCGCTTATGCAAATGAGAATAGTTTAACGATAAAAATAAAGTGACAATGGAACGAAAGATTTATATAAATTACACAGAACTTATTAAAGTCTGTTCTTGGGAACAACAAACTACCCTACACAAAGCAATGTATCTATACGATCATTCACGAAGATACATCAAAAGAAGAGTAGACGGTAAGGATAATATTACCGTTTTACAGATAAAGTTCAATGACGAAGAGAAGTTGAACAAGTTCCTAGAAATTATGAGAGACGAACATATTGAATTAATAAATCCCGAAACAATGGAAAAGATTAAGGAGAAGATTAACGATTACGTACACATTGTGATCTCTAAAGATAAATTAGAGATAAGTGAACAATATGCATCAATTGGTGTATCAAGTGATAGTGTTTATAGAAACACTGATGAGTATACTTATTCAGTATCAAAGAACGAGCGTGATGGAACTGTGTTGCTAAAGAGAATAGAGGTCAAAACTAATAAGGAGATTATTCTTGACGCATTTGATTATAAGTTGTCGAAGATTGTAAACAGAATAGAAACATTTAAATTATCCTAAGCTATGACAAGAGAAGAATTCAATGAGAAGTGGAGAAACATCATTATTCACGTAGACAGTCCAATTGATATAAAGATCGTAGAAATGATCAATTCAATTACAGGAGCAAAGATCTTTTACGATTCGAAAAGTTGTGTGAATTCAAAACCTACAACAATTGCAAAAGACTTTCTAAGTATAGAAGACACTGAAATTGTTACAAAGAAGTCTTGGATGAACAAATATTACAGTGGATTTTGTATAAATATGCCAATAAGTGAAAGTGTCAAAAGTTTAAGTATGACATTAGATGAAATTGCTGTTGAATTTGATTGCGAGAACGTGATTTCGAACATGAATTTAACAGAAAGTAAACGTGTCACCGGTAATGTTTTTATATCAGATAAATCGGTAAAAGAAGATGTAAATCTATCGTATCCCTATCCTACAATTCCGTTGATCGATTTTATTATGGATCTGAAGAAAATGTATCGTTGGCAATACATTTATAATTGGTTTAATGACGGAAAGAATTTTAAGGTGATTGTATATTCAGCATTTCTTTTTGAAGATGAAGAAGTGACACCGAGCGATCGTTGTAACAATATCTTTGTATCAAAAGATCAAAAAAGACTTTTTTATATTAATAATAACAATGACGTAAAAACAGTTCTTTGTATTTACAGTGTTGTCGGTGAAGGTTTTCGTTGTACAGATCTTTCACAGAAATACAAACAAATAGTTCGTAAACAAGTTTTTAATTATAAAGGAATGTTGTATATCCAACTGACTGATAACTTATATATAGCGAAAGATAAATCGGAAATTATAGAACTTAATACTGTAGATACAATTTTCAATATCTACAATTCAATCGAAAAGAGGACCAAGAGCGATGATGATGTTGCTCGTAAGATAACAAAGTAGTATCTTTACAGCACTGAAAGGAGAACGAAAGAGTTTGATAAACAATTTATTATTAATCCATGTTATACTTTTAATTATATCACACAGACGAATCGTTCCTTCTTTCCTCTATTGAATATTAAATTAAACAGTTAAAAACAATGAAAGCAAAAGAGAAAATTGGAAGAGAGTTAAAAAAAATTCTCGCAAACGAGGAGCTTGTGATTGATTTCAGTCAATTTATTGAAAAGAATGATGAAGCTGTTGTTAATAATGCTGTTTCTAAAACAATTACGATTCTAGAAGAATGTGGTTTCGCATTTCATCTAACAGCATTTCGTACTAAGAACGGTCAAAAGGCAATCAAAATTAACGTTGAAAGTGAATCATCTCTACATCAGGTCGAGTCTATGGAATATTGTGACTTCGAAATGTTAGTTGAAAGTTGGGCGAAACCGAATGATCTTAAAGAACTCGTTGAAGCATTAGAAGACGGAGTATTGTTTGAATTAGGAGATGATGAAGAACTTATCAAAGAAACAATTTCACATCTCGAAAATTCACCTATTAATTTTGGACTTTCAATTGAAGAAGACGGAAGTACTTCAATCGTGCCTGAAAGTTATCCGAAAATTCTTTTCACTGTATATTTATCAGATGAAGAACTTAAATCAATTGTCTATAAATCAAAATGGGACAAAAAGAATTCTGATGATGCTAAGATGACGACCGAGGTCAAGTATCGATATAAAGGTGAAGAGTTCGATTTTGCTGTTCTTGTTGACGAAGACCGTTATGTTTTCTTGAGTAAGGATCGTAACAAACTTCTTATTGTCAACAAACAAGGTGAGGTCACTGAATTCGTTGATTTGAACTCTAAAAACGAATGACGACAGAAGTTTTGAGTGAACTAGAAAAAGTGCTACAGACTAAGTGTCCTAAAGTAGCACTTTTTGACATTGGAACATATTACACAGTCTGTACACCTTCACGATCATGGGAGGGTAAAGTAGATGAAGAGATTTTAGTCGAATCTCTTGTTCTAAAATGTCGATTTGTTGTCTCGTTAGACGAGAATCAAAATAAGTGTTGGAAAATCAAAGATATTAATGACGTAGATTATAAAGAATTTATTGGATAAAATTATGAACAACAATCAAACTACAAACGATGTACGTTTTTCGTTATTTTGCTTAGAAGTCGCACAGGCAGGTATTGCATTGAATATGCAGGAGTTGAGAACAATTTATCAGGCAGCACGTAAACTTGAAGGTTGGTCTGAAGAAGATTTTCAAAATGCACAATCTGTCAACGATTACGTTCAACAGGCACAAAAAGCTGTTTCTAGTGTCAATAAGTATAAAAATGTTGTCGAAGCGATTGCTTTCAATATCATTACAAAGAAGTCTGTAGACGAGTTGGATAAGAAAGATGACCTTATCGAATATGTTGGTAAGGTCAAACGTATCGCATCTGTAATGGCAGAAGAGTTTATGGAACCGGATGAACGACTCGAAAAAGTCGCAATTGAAGGCAGGAGATTGATCGAACACTTTATTGATCAATGGAAGAAAACGTCATTTGAACCAAAAGTAGAAGAAATTAAAGAAGGATGAGAACCTTTTTCTATTCATAACTAAATTGAATTGAGTACTTTTACAGAGTAGAAGTTATATAAATTATTAGTAAAAGTTGAAGAGAGTTCGTTGGCAGTAAAATGTTAGCGAACTCTTCTTTATTAAACCAAAACAATTATGATGAATAGAGTTGAACTTATAAGTGAGATTAAAAAGTTTTTCAAACTCGAAGAACTTGTCTGTAAACACGTTATGAATAAATACAACGAAACACAGATATGGTCATTCTTCTCTACACAAGCATTGGAGACCTTACTCGTTTTGAGACGTGATATTATTAAGAAACCGTTTATAATTAATAACTGGAAATCGCCATCAGGGAATTATACTCAAAGAGGACTGCGTTGCAATCTCTGTCAAATCCCTAAAGAAAAGACAAGACTCGAAAAAGTCTATATGAGTGCTCATTGTACAGGAAATGCGTTCGATATTACTGTTGTCGGTATGAGTGCTGAAGAAGCACGAAAATTGATTGATCTCAATAAACATAAACTCCCTTATCCTATTCGTCTTGAAAAAGATGTGACTTGGTTACATTTTGACGTTTATGATACGGGAACGTGGGACAAAATAACTTATTTCAAAGGATGATCTAACATAAAAATTAAGTATAACATGGATTTACCTACTGGAACGAAGGCAGTACTTGAAACTGCAGAAGGTGTCAGTAATTATGGCATCACAATTATGATATGTGCTCTATTTCTCGTAATAACGGGAATGATGTGGTTTTTTGTTTTCAAATGGTTTAGACACTTGATTGAAGGTATTGTTACTCGACAAGAAGAAACAATGCAGACTTTACTCAATGAAACTAAACAACAAAATAGTGTCTTAGCTGACATTAACGAAGGACTAAGACCGATTTCGCAAATGCAGATAAGTTCAATATGTAGCAACTTTTTTGATCTCGATTGCGAAAAATTGTGTCGGCTTGTTAAAACTGTACGTGCCGAAAACAATATCGATGACCGAGAAGCTACTCGAAGAAAAATCGAAACACGTGTAGGAGCGATTTTTAAGAATCGTAGCATTGAATATAGTAATTTTATGTTGAGAGGACGAAGATTAAGCGACTACATGAAAATAGAGTGGGTTAAAAAGTTTGTTGAAATTATCGAAAATGAAATTTATTCACCTACAGGTGAAAACAATGCTCGTGCGCATGCAAACATTAAAACAGGCATTGATGAAATAAAAGCAGAATTTACATTGGAACTCAATAGTTAGGCTTCTTTATCTATCATTTGTTTTCAGGTTGAGATCGTAGTTGATTCTTGTTTAATTCAAGTTTCGCTACGATCTCTTTATATTCCTATATTCCAATGATTAAAATGTGTTTAAACTCGTGGTCAAATATTAATAGATCTTAATTTAGGCCATAAAGTTGATGAATGTGTTGCTACACGTGTCACAAAGGTGTATCTTTAGACATCCAAAAGGAACAACAAGAGTATTAACAATTAAAATACAAGGGCGATGAAAGCAAGTAAAAAGTTAGAAAAAGTAGTAAAAGAAGTTATTACAAACAATAATGGTGAATTTTCATTGAGAAATACTGTAACAATTAAGTCTGAACAATATACAGGATTTAATTACGATACGAATGAACATGAATATGTGACGCTAGAGTGGTCGATAAGAAAAGTTCTTAGAGATGGTAAAAAGGGCGTTGTTTATGTTTCTGACAGCATTAATTATTGGCGGCCATCAGAGCTTTCAGATTCTGAATGTGAAGCTATAATGAGAGAAATAGTATAAGTTTAACCAGCAGGGCGAAAGCCCTGCACAATATAGAAGATTATGTTTTGTCCTGTTTTAGAACATCAAATTCAGCAACACAAGAAAGACGTTGAGAAAGCAAGAATACTTGGACGCAGTGGTTTTTGTTATTTTGAGGTAAAAGACGAATCCGGTAAGGATTTAATATCCAATATAGTGAAAATGGATTGCGGTGAATATCTTCGTAAGAGTAAAATGTTAAGAAAAAGCAAAGCATATAAGACTGTTAACGGATATTGGAACGAATCATACAATAATGTTAAAGAGCAATATGATACAGATATAGAATTAGATTACCCTATAATAACTGATATTGATCGCTTCTAAGTTTAATCAGGTAGCTTTCGGGCTACCATAATACATACGATTATGAAAGTATATGTAGTACAAAAAATACACAACGTTTGTGACATTGAGAACTTTGGTATATTCTCAACAGAAGGAAAAGCAAAGTTATTCATTGAAAATCATTACCCATGTGATTCTAATATGTTTGTGACAGAGGTTGAACTTGATGAACCAGTTTCTTTTTGAAAGGTATTTATTGAAAAAATAAATCTTACAAAAGTGTTGCCTGTGACATAACAAAGTAGTATCTTTACAGCGTTAAAATAATTCAACAACAATTTAAAATTTAAAGTGAATATGAAAACATCAGAAGAATTGCAGAACATGAAAGTAGTTGATCTTAGATCTTATGCTAAAGAGCTTGGTATCAAAAATGTTAAAACATATCAAAAAACTGATCTTGTGAAGAAGATCGAAGAGGTTCAAAACGAATTACAACCTAAAGTTGAAGAACCGGTTATTGAAGAGTCTGCTAAATCAATTGAGATCAATCCTATGATTACAGAAGAACCTTCTTTCTACGAATTCGTAGAAAAGTATAACGGTACAATTGCTATTGAGACTAAAGAAGATTCTACAAAGATTTCGATCAATTTCTCTAAAGAGAGTTATAAAGCCGCTGTTCAAGAGTATAAAGATAGCAAGAAGTTTAAGACCAATTTCTATTGTTTTGACAATGCTTTACATTCAATCGTTCTCTATCCTAAAAAATCTATTGAACGTAAAAAACGCACTGAAAGCGATATTCCTAACGGACCTCAGTCACTTGCAATTTACAATATGATGATCGAGCATCCGACTTGGACTCACTATAAAATTAAGTCATTGCTTAATTGCACTTATACAAATGTTCGTAGAGTTTATTTGAAATATATTAAAGGTACAGAATATGATAAAAGATGATAAACCAAAGTACTGCAGTGGTTGCGGTAGATTTCTGCCGCGCACTGAGTTTTATCGAAGAAATAATAGTGAAAATAGACCTTATTTGGTATCACGATGTAAGTCGTGTAGAGCTCTTTACAATAAAAAACACAAAGAGGAACGTGCTGCTATGCAGAGAAAACTCAAACACGAGTATACAGAACAAGCTCGAAGATTGAAAAATATTGAACGTGACAATCCTCAATATTTCAGAGATCAAGGGATCATTCTTCCACCTATATCACGAATGGCTCGTAGAGCAGGTATTTTGAATCGTTATAAAGAGTTTTGTAGTAGACTTATTCATCTTTCTAGTATGATTGCTTGTCTATTTGAATCTGAAGCAATTGAAGATGTACAAGAAACACTTTCCGTATATGTTAAAGAGCGGGATGAGTTAATTGAAGGTTTAAAACAGTTTGTAAAAGAGAATAGATATAAGAACTAATGGAATCAATAGTATACGCTAAAGCATTTATTGCTGTACTTATTTCTGTGCTTTGCTATGGATTATGGATAATTGCACTTGCAAAGTTTGTAAAAGATTTTTCAGAATTTAATTTAAATGAAAATCTTTTGATCAGTCTCATTCTAATTATATCGTTAGTTGCCATCATTTTTATAAGTCAAATTTTGAGAAATAGTTTACATTATGAAGCATCTTTAGTTCAGATTTAAATTGATCATTGTCGTTATAATTGCGTTTATAATCATTTCAATGATCTTTGGTTCAAATAATAATCCTATTAAAGAAAATAGTTATGAAGAAAGAAATACAAATATCAATGGATGTAGAATTGTATCATTTATCTAAAGAAGAGATTAAGTCTATAGAAAAATGGTGTGTTGCGAAGAATCTCATGTGCGTTGTTGACTGCGATATTGTTCGTATATGGTCACTTACAGAAAATGACTATCAAAGTTTAAAAACAACATTAAAAATGATTAGATTATGATTAACCTGATAACTCTATTGATCGGCATGATATTGGTAAGCGTAATAGTTGCGTGTTTAATTGTCTTTAAAATCTACGGAAGCATTCAAGACGTTTTAAAGAGCATTGTAGATCTATATGATGAAATTGGAACTCAAACAGATCTGCAATCTAGTATGGATATGAGATTACGTATAAGACATATCGAAATGCTTAAAGCAATATATGCAGAATGTATTAAGACTGAAGACTATGAAGGTGCTGAAAAGTTAAGAGAAGTCATTAAAAAAGAAGGAGATGAATTGAATGAAATATACGGTTCTTAAATTTAATTAGTATCTTTACAACAAAAATTCGAGAACTCTAAATAAGAAATATTATGTATCCAACAAGACAATGTATAGCTAATAGACAAGGAGACGTTTCAATTGTCAGTATATCAAGAGCAATAACAATAGGTACACCACAAGAAGACGTGGCGTTATCAAAGTTCACTTCGAGTGATAATGAAAATGAACCGTTTTTAATAATTCCTCTTACTAGTGGCGTTATCAAAGTTCACTTCGTACAAGCATCTTCACTCGAAGATTATGTTATTTCTGAAGTTGAAGTTAATGCTTCTCTCGGTTATCCTCTACCTTATTTGGTTGATAAAGTGTTTAAAGACGGTACTACAGCACAATTTAATATTGGTTATTGATCTATGATTGGAATCGGAACTATTTTCAGACGAAGGGCAGGAAGCGGGTGGCCACTTCCGCCTGATTATGCGAAATGGGTGAAAGAACACATGGTGTTTTGGTATGATATGGCTAAACCTGTGGATGTTTATATTCCCGGCGTTACTTATGCAAATTCTTTTGTGGACCTAGGAGGAAAGATAACTTATGATAAGACTGTGAACAGATGTTCTATCACCCATACACCAACAAATAATGCCAATACTAGTTTTTGGCAAATAAGATGCTTGCCATTGCAGACTGTTGATTCTTACAGAATAAAAGTTACCGGACTTCCGGAGGGATTCACTATAAAAGGTAGATTAGGATATGATAGTATTCAGATAACACAGGATGGAGAATACGATATTAAATCATATACTAATAGCAGTTCTACAAATACAACATACCCCGGATTTTATTTGGCGGGCGATAATGTGAATGATGTGGACTGCAATATTGTGGTAGAGGAAATTCCTACAAGACAATCCGTACCTACCAACGAGATATTGAAATCCAATCCTTATCTACAGGATTTCAGTGGAAACAACAGACCATTGAAATTAAATAATTTCCTGTTCGCGGCTATGAGTGGAGTGGGAGGATATACGTTAAATGCGAAATCATATCATAATAGGTCAAATAGTATAGTAGGTACATTTGGCGATTACTCTATTGAAGTAACTGCTAAAGTCACTGATATATTAGGTATTGTATGGACTGAGAATGGCGTAGGGGATAGTAATTCTGTGGCTGTGGGGGCAACATTGACAAGACCTGCATTTACTATAACCGTGGAAGGTATGCCGGACGATTTGAAATGGGGAATGTATGAATCGGGAGGTGCTAATAAAGGTAATGGCACTTTTGAAATTCCTGCCTATACCTATACCAATAATACGGAAACAGTTCAAACTAAATTTATTGGGCTTACATTCAGTCAGAGCACTTTTGATAATGTAGATATTAAATTTACGTTCCAGCCGCTTTATCCAAATGCCTTAGTAACTGATGGGGTAGATGATTATGGGCAAATACAGAACTTACAGCATGGCGTTAAGGTGTTGTTTGTAACTATCAATCCGTTTGTTGATGGAAAGTTTATTTATGACCAAAGACTGAATACTACTGAACCTTGGCTGTTTGCCGTATTCAATGACAAAGGTAGTATTGCTTATAATAGTAGGAACTCAAACGGCAAGACCTATATTGATGGAACACTGAATGAATCTACAATAGTTTCCGCTTTGTTAAACAAAAAGCAAATAATCACCATAGTAAACAATGATGTGACAGGTGATAAAACTAAAACTCCTATATTCTTTAGCAATACTGACAATAATAGCGGATGGATTAGTTCAGCTTTCTACAACTCCTTCGGGTTCGATTCAGTTCCCACCAAACAGAATGACGGGTTCACCGAGCAGGATTTGATTAATTATGTACTTGAAAATTTGATAACAAAATGAGATACATTATAGTAACAATAGAATGGTGTACGGAACACGGGATTGTTCCGCCCATCCACGCAAGAAGAAGTATTGACGGAACAATGATCCTGTTGCACGAAGATTTTGTCGCACCTGTATTGGGAGATGAAGAGATTCCTTCCTATCTTTACGACAGCAATGAGTTAAGTGAAATTTTAAACAGCGAAGTATGGAACAATTCTCTTACACAAGAGGAAAATCAAAATATATAGATTTTCTTTGTGACTCTAACAAACTAGTGCTTCTTAGCGATACAAAAATTATTGCCGAGAAATTGAAACCTTTGTATGAAGACATTCTTCAGTTTCCTGCTAAAGATGTTCTTGTTTTATTTCCGGGTCTTAATATTTCTAGTATAGGTCTTAAAAAATTGATAGAAAGAATTGATAACGAATCAGCAGTTCCTGTTAGTGATGTAAGATTAGATGATCTCTCGTCAGCAGCTTTTTTAGTTGATAAAGGACAAGTTATTTACGATTGTCCTGCTATGATCCTACCTTGGCAACGTCTTATCGAACTTCTTGATGATATCGATATTGTTGCATTGATGGATCCATTACAAACTAAGTAATTTCCTTTATTATTATAATAATATTTAAATTGTTGTTTGAGCCGGTTTGTTCGTGATGAATAGATCGGCTTTCTTAATAAATATTAAAATGAGAGATAAACTTTTAGTATCTGTTGGTCCGTTTTATTAATAGGTGTATCTTTAGGCATCCAAAAGGAACAAGAGTATTAATGATTAAAACAACAGAAGATATGGCAACAAAAAATTTAACAACAAGAAGAAATGAGATAATCAGTAAGATCCGTAATTTGAGTGAATTGAAGGAAGAAAGAAGTTCATGGGAACTTAAAACTGTCAAAAATGACGGAACTTATAATTTCGATGCAGTAGACAAATATCTTAAAATAGCTACAAAAGTTAATCGTGCACAAGGTGTTATCAAGAGAATGATTAAATCATTTATGAATGATCTCTATAACGGTTGGTCATTCGAAAACGATGAGTATTTAACAGTATTAAATGATTTCAATAGATTCGGTCGTTGATAGACCGAATCTTCGATAAAACGAAGTTTAACATATAAATTTACAGTATTATGAAGACGTATTTTGCACAAGTAGAAACGAGATATAAAGCAATTAAAGAATGTCCTTTTACTCCGTCTAATGTAGCTAAGGTGTATGGTGGCTTTATGTGCTTTGAGTCTACAACCGATTATAAGATGTGGAAAAACCAAAAATAACTAATTATATTAATTATCAGTATTATGAGAAGAGATGATGTGGTTAAAAGACTTGAAAAGATGGGTTATAAGGTGACTTATCTATTCAATGGAAAAATTAATGATCCTATCTAAGAAGTGGACTAGAGTTTATAACAGTGCTAATGAAGCATACGAATGTTTAATTAAAAATCAACGAGTATGACAGCAACAGAAAGAAAAGTGATAAACTATTTGATCTTTGGATCAATTGTATTTGCAATATGCAGTATTCTTTGTACATTGTGTAACCCTGAAGTAATTTACGGAGGAATGTAATTATGACGTTATCATGTGAACAATGCGTAGATATCGTTGCTTTGGCAATAGAAATTCAAAAAGAAATTGCTTCTCAATTTTACGGACAAGAAATTTCGTCAACTGTTGAAAATAGTTCAGCATCAATTAGTTATCGTGTAGATGATGAAGGAGATGTTTCTATTACAAGAGTATTCGTTCAAAATCAAGAGTCTAAGAAGTTAGCTAATTTATTGACCGACTATTTTAATGAATAAATCATGTTACAAGTAGATAATTTCTTATGTCAGTGGCGACCGAAAGTGAGTTGTTATAAAGAGACTCCTTCTAATACTGAAGATACTATTGTGAACATTCCTTATGAAACAACTGAATGGAATAAGGATTATCATAACGATTCATTAACTAGTACATCCTGTCATTATAGACACGCTTTAAAAGAATTGGCTAAAATGACAGGATCGAGAGAATTAGAGATAGAATTATTGTCAATGTATAGAACTGAATAATTATGGAAGAAACAGTACTTTTAATATCTTATTTTACTTCGCTTATATATGGCGCAATTTATGTAACGTTTTGTGGTATGTGTGTTAAATATGCTGGAAGATTACAAAGAAATCAATTCTTTTGGACTTTTGCTACAATTTGCTTTACACCTTTTGTTACAGCAATTATGTTACATTGTTTAGGAAATAGTGAAAATTTTAAAAACGAATGATTATGAATTACGATGCTGAAGAAATTCTTAAAAATGAATTAAAGGAACTTCCTGACCATAAAGTAGAACTTTATGAAGAAACATTCCAAGCTATTATCAGAGCAATGGAAAAATATGCAGAGCTAAAAATTAGCGAATTATGACTAAGATCTCATTGAACGATCCTAAAGACTTTGATATTCAAAAGGATATTTGGAAAACTTACGGAATAACAGACGTTAATGGTGAATTTAATCGACCTTTAGAATATCCTTGTGTTATGGTATTTTCTGTTATGGGTAATACAGTTGAAATATGTTTCGTTTATAATTCAGACTTAAAATAAGTGTAAATAAAGAGGCCGACAGCTTTCACAAGTTATCGGCCTTCTATGGCAAATACTTAATCACACGTAAAGAAAATTATCCATTAACCCGTTGTTGATAAAACATGTTAAAGATAGTTTTTATTTTTATACAAATCTAATAAAGGGTTATCAATAATAAAGAAGGAATGAAAATAATGCGTAAGACGTCATCCCTTTTTCAACTGCATAAGCCTCTTTTTCAAATACGATTGCACGATATGCTTCGTGATTTATCTCACCTACAGCTTTAAAGTAGTTCTTAAATCCCAATTTAAAAGAAGGAGGATTTTTAACGAACCTATAAATAAATCTAAAGAACCAATCGATTAGGTACCAAATATAAAAAGTAAAAGGTGAGATCAATATCAGCCAATAATTGTCAAATATCAATCCTAAAATATAGAACATAATCAAACTAGATAGACATAAAGTTGTCCATTGATAAGCATGAGTACGTTCGTGTTCAAGATCTTCTTCGTCATAATAACTCTTGTCCTTTTTACATAACAAAATAAACATAATTAGGATCATTTTGAAATTTGGCAACAAAAGTCGTGCCAATTTTGAATTGTAAATAATTTTCATAATGTATTAATTTTAAATTACGATCATAAAGATAAACAAAAATCTGATTAAACAAGTTGTCTAAATGTATTAAAATTTTTATCGAAAATGTATACTGATAATCAGATAGTTATCGACTTTTGATTAAGTAAGTAATTAAACTGAAGTTTAATGATATCATTATTATTGTTATTATGAATTAGGAATATAAAGAGAAAAAGAAAGCTCATTATACAATGTATAATATATTATATAATCAAAAGTCGATAAAATACTGATAATCAGATGAAAAGAAAAATATAATCAAAGTTGAGACCCTAATTTGTGTTGGATTAACAGAAAGGTCGTATCTTTACAATGTCAAACAGAAACGGTCTGTGAAGATAGTTGTTGACTTAAGATATGTTTAAATTTTTCATATTTATTTTTTTCTTAAAATTTTAAAAGAAAGATAAGCGTATCTTTCTTTTTTTATTTTTGCAATTGAAAGAGATAAAGTCTATCTTTACATCAAATTTAAGAGAAAGGATAAAATGAAAACAATAAATATATCATATAAAGACAAATTTGTCTTTGCAGAATTAACCAAAATAGCAATGTTTACTCGAACTGAAAAAGGTTTGATAGTTAAAAATAAAAAATATATTCTCGTTTCAAGTGAGACTCAATTAATCGAATATATAAGCTCCAATCTTAATTATAGTCAGGAAGTTATTAGAAGATCTCTTTTAAGACTTAAACTGAAAGGATATTTCTCTTACAATAAGGAGAAAGAATATATTATTATCAATAAACGAATGGATAATATTCATAATGCATATTTTTACACAAGAATTCCTCTATATATGAAAAAGACCTTCTATTTACAAGACGGAAGTAAGGTCACTTGGACAATCTTAGATCAGATGATATTCAACTATGTTGATGCTGTAAGAGGTGTTTATGATTGCAGATGTTCAGAGAATGAAATGTTATTGAAAATCAAGAGTATTTTCTACCAAAAAATCGATAGTATAGCTGAAAAGTTTGGATTGACAAGAGCTGAAGTTGTTAATGTAATAAACAAGTTTAAACGCTTATTTGGAAAGAGATGTTTTAGAAGAGCAATGCAAAGTGAGAAGTTTTTCAGAAAACATCCCTATTCAATGACATATACACTCGATATCCCTAGAAAAAGAGAGTTAAAGAAAGTGATGGAAGTTTTTGAAAAAGAAAAATGTATAAAGATCAAGTCTAAAGAAAGAATTAAGTGTTACGAAATAGATTGTGAAGAAGATTTTGTACTACCTGAAATATATAATAATGCAATTTAAAATTTAAGAATATGAAAAATAATTCGATTTTTCCAATGGAGATTAAAAATCCTGATATATTTGAAGGTTTATTCGAAGGATTAGATATCATGCAGTTGTTTTCTGTAAAAACATCTATGGTTGAAAGAAGAGAGGCTTTAGCTGAATTGATGGGTGATACAAAATCACAAGCAAAGAAGAGATTAGAATCTGAGTTCCCTTTGAAGTTTTTTAGAGAAGAAAAGCCAACAAGAAAAGAGATGTGTAACAATTTATGTTACCCTTATAAAGATGGTTGGGTAGTAGTTTCTTACGATGCTTTAAAAGAGTCTACGGGCATAGATTTAGGTAAAATGAGAAAAGATCAACTCAGAGGATCAAGGAGAAAATAAAAATAAATAAGAAACTTTTTGGAGATAATGAAATTTATTTATACTTTTAGGCAATGAATTAATTCAAATTAAAAAGTTATGATTAAAAATACTCCATTGGAATATACGCAAGATGAATTCAATGCTTTTGTTGAAAAGCATAATTACGAGGTATTTTCTGCAGAAACTGTAAATGCCTTTTGTAAGGATCTCTTAGAAAAGTCTGAAAAGAATGAAATTGACGAATTTGAGAAATCATGTGCTGCAGCCGATTTTGTATCATTAACACCTGCTATTATTGTTGGTAATGATTTAGTCAAAAGAACTGTTTATTATAGAGAAAATCAAACTGAAGAAGTAGAAATACCTGATGGTATCTTCAAATCTATTAACGATAAAATGTGTCGTAAGTTTAAAGAGACTTCTTTGAATATATTGAAAGGAATTGCTGGTATCAATTGTGCTGATGAAGATGCAATTGAAAAAGCAAAAGCCCTTCCTATTGGAACAGAAAAGATGTATGGTGGTAAGATGTATGTCAAGACTGAGAAAGGTTGGAGATTAAAGGCTAAAGGCACTTCTGCAAAAAAAGAATCAAGGTCAGAGATCGAAAGAGAAGAGTTGGATGAGGATGGTGAATTAGTTACTGTTACTAATGACAAAGATAAGTTTGAAAGATATCGTCTTTTCAGAGATTTATATGCTGCAAGAATGAAAAGAGGAACTTCTCCTAAACTTGCTAAGGAAGGATATTTAAAAAATTCCGGAGATATCAATAAAAAGGGAAACGAAAAATATTACGAACTTCTTAAGGAATTCGGTGATAAAAAATATACATATTCAGAAAAGCAACCAAAGAAAAATAAATTCGCTAGAGAGATTGAAGAAGCTCGTAAAATAGGAGAGCAACTTCGAAAAGAGCACGAACAACGCGTTGCAAGTGGTCAAAAAATCGGAAGTGATGATCCTAGAGATCGGAGTAAATTGATTGGATTTAACAAAAAATAACAACTATAAACAATTAAAAGAAAAAGAATATGAGACTATATAGATTTATTGATGCAGATAAGAAAATTGACGCAATTGTTGTAACAGATGGTAGTTGCGATCAAAAAAGAGTGTTTATTACAGAACTGAGAAATATTGTTGCTCCAGGCAATGTAAATGCTACAGAAGACGAGATTGAAGGAAGTGATGCGTTGAAGAAATTAGGATTTAATTGGGTTGTCGGTCAATCTGTTATGCACGAAGAATTAATTGCATTTGCAGAAAATAATGGATTAGAATTGCAACTTGATCCTCAAGGTTTAAATGAGATTGTTGCTGTAACTGCTGAATGGAATGACGAAGATGCTTGTGTAATCAATATTACAACTACAATTCCGGCAAAGAAGGATGTTGAGATATATTTCCCTAATAGCGTCAATTTAAATGAATCTGCTGGACGTTATGGTGTAATTAGAGGTGATCGTAAGACATTAGCTTCGAAAGTTCTTTCTAATCATCCAATGACATTTACACTTGAAGATCTTGGATTAGATGCAAAAGAGGATTTGAATGTCGTTGTTTTTGCTAATGGCGAAACACAAAAATTCGAGCTTACAGCTAACAATGCATAAATATCATGTATAGATTATTATTTACAACAAAAGATAATCTCCATCAACTGACTGTTATTACTGACGGTATCGACAGTCAGTTGAATGTATTTGTTACAGAGAATACAGTGGGAGATGTGGATTACTTTGAAAGTCTTGGAATAGTTATTCGAGCAGGTCTCACCTATAATATAGGTCAATTTAAAGAATGGGCAACGAATAATATATTACGTCTCATTGCTTATCCTGAGGAATACGAAGGAAAGGAACAGATTCTCGTTGATATAGTTGAGGATATGCGTTATTTTCTTATTCCGCAAGATGAAACTATGCAATTCCCAAAAGAAGGCGATAGTATAGAGGCGGTTGTAACTTCTTACAAACAACTTTATGTAAACGGTAAGCCGCAAGGAGGCCAAACTCCTTTAGAAGTTGATTTTGAAACAAAATCTCCTTACACAGTAAGTAAAGGTGGTACAGTAACTATTGCTGAAAATCCGACTACTTCTGTAAGAAACGGTGTTTTAACTGTAACACAACATGAAAGTAATAAGAAGATTACTATCAATCTTACACAAGAAGCTTCTACAGTAAGTTATACATATAACTTAACAATAGATCCTAATTCACTTTCGTTTGTAAATACAGGTGAAACAAAAAAGATTACTGTTACATCAACAAAACAAGTTATAATAAACGGAAAACCTTCCGGAAATCCTACGAATATTGGAACACATATTGAAGTTGCTGGTGTAGGATTTTCTTATAGTGCTATTTCAGATGGATTTAATATCAAAGCAGAAGAAAATCCAGGTAATACACAGAGAACTGGGAAAATCACGATTACTATGGATGAAGGTGGTAAGAGTGCGACAGTTAATCTTACACAAGCTGCATCAGTTATTACGTATGAATACTCCTTACTTCCTACTCCTACAAATATTTCATTCGCTGCAGCAGGTGAATCTAAATCGTTTAATGTTGTTTCTGTAAAACAGAAAAAATTGAATGGTAACGATTCAGGTTCTCCTGTTAATGTAGGTTACACGACTACTGTTTCAGGAGCAGGATTTACGAAAGGTAGTAATGATACAACAGTTGTAGCGGCTGAAAATACTGCTGAATCACAAAGAACAGGTAAGGTGACTATCTCTGCTGTTGAAGGTGGAAAGACTGCTGAAATTACTCTTACACAAGCCGCTGCTGTTGTAACTTATGAATATACTTTAGATGTAGATCCTGATTCACTTTCATTTATCGCAGCAGGTGAAACGAAAATTTTTAGCGTTTCAAGTAAGAAACAAAAGAAAGTAAATGGTAAAATTAGTGGTCCAGCTTCTGCTGTGAATTATACTACAACTGTTACAGGAGAAGGTTTTTCTAAAGGAGATTCTGAATATTCTGTAATTGCTGCAAATAACACAGGTTCTCAAAGAACAGGACAAGCGAAGGTTGCTGCAAGTGAAGGAGGTAAAACTATTACAGTTACTTTAACACAAGCAGGTGTATAACATCTAAAGAAGAGTTAAGATGGGAAGAAAAAGAAAAACTAATTATAAGAGTCAACAGTCAGGTTTTCAAAACCTGACTGATCTCTCTTTAGACGATCTCAATAAGTTGCAGAAAGCAATTCCTTATGCATTTCAAAGTAAACTACAAGCGTCATTAAATTCAAATGATCCTAATGAGTTGATGAAAGCGAATTTATATTTAGGTGAATTGAATCCAAATTCAGGTAAGATCACCTCTGTATTCTTTGATCCTAACGATTTATCAGGTAATGGAAAAGGTTTTAAAGATTCTAGGGGAATTTTGTCTTTCGAAACTCTTCGAAAGATGGGTGATTTATGGATTATTCGCGCTATCGTCAATACTCGTATTGAGCAAATTCAAAATTTTCTTCACTTCTCAGAAGATGAACAAAAAGAAGGATTTACGATTCGTAGAAAGAAAGGTCTTTTTAAAGATCGAGATGAAGAAGAATTAAGCGAAGAAGATAAGAAAAAGATAGAAAATATTGTTAAGTTTTTAGAACGAGGTGGATGGACAGAAAAGTGGGATAACGTTGATGATCTACAGACATTTGTTCGTAAGATAACATTTGATAGTCTTACACTCGATCAACTTGCATTTGAAATTGTACGAAATCGTAATTGGGAGTTAAATAAATTCAGAGCTGTAGACGCTTCGATGATTCGTTTTTTAGATAGTGTTGATCCTAGACAAAGAGAATCGTTAGAAGATTATCGTTATAGAGGATATCTTCCTCGTTATTGTATGGTGTGGGATGAATTGATTTTGAAAAATCCTATAACAAAAGAACCTATATTATATTATCCATGGGAATTGGGTTTCGGTATTCGAAATAAATCGTCTAATATTCGAAGAAATGGTTATGGAACATCTGAACTCGAAACTTTGGTTGAGATAATAACTTGGATTTTATGGGGCATGCAATATAATGGTAACTTCTTTAGTCAAGGTTCACAACCTAAAGGATTTATCAATGTAAAAAATGCAAATATTTCAAATTCTACACTTAACGAGTTTAGACAAGCCTGGTCACAAACAATGAAGGGTGTTCAGAATAGTCATAGGGTTCCTGTAATCAACGGAATTGATCTTGAGTGGATTGATCTGCAAAAGAACAATAGAGATATGGAATTCAATGAGTGGTTGAAATTTTTGATTATTATTAGTTGTGCTGTTTATCGAATGGATCCTACAGAGTTAGGTTTTCAATTTAAAGACCAAGCTCAAATTTTTGGACAAGATGGCCAAAAACAACGTTTGCAACATAGTAGAGAAAAGGGTTTAAAACCATTATTGATTTTTTTGCAGAATATTATTACTGAATATCTTGTAAGTGAATTAAACGAAGATTTCGAGTTTGTTTTTACGGGTATTGAAGTAGAGGATGAAGAAGCTCAGGTAAAACTCGATAAAGATAAATTAGAAATGGGTATGGTTGCTATGCAAGATATCTTCAAGAAATATTCGGGTAGAGAGTTTGATCCTGAGAATGATATTATTTTGAATCAAGTTTATCAAACGGCACAGGCAGCAAAACAACAACAAGAGATGTACGGAGCTTCTGTTCCAGGAGAAAGTGAGGAAGAAGGTGTTCCGATGGATGAAGAAATGGAAGAGAATCCTTTTGATAAATACAAGTCATTTTCAAACGATCCTATAATGGGACCGGCAATTGATTATTATAGAAAAAATTTGTATAAGTAATGCCTCCTATAAAACACATAAATGGTATAGATGTAAAGCAGATGGCTAAAACATCTAATATAATATATCATACAAAGGATCCTATAAGATATCCTAAGGTTCAGTGTGGGTATGAAGGTTTAGCGCAAGTTATTTTTTCTACTCAAACAAACAATATGATGGCCGACTTGACAAAAGAAATGCTTAATATATCAAAACAATGATTTTTACTCCTGAAGAAATACAAAGATTATTCGACATCATTGATTATCGTTTAGCTAGGATAGTTGCTGATGTATTAGGTGGCGATGCATTAAAACCTGAGGATAAGGAATTGTTAAAAAGAAATGGTTATGATTGGGCTAAAGAATTGAAAAAAATTCCACCTTATTATCAATCATTTCTTTTTGGTAGGTTATCCGGCGTTTTAACTCCTGCTCAATTGAGATCAGTTGATTATAGAGACTTCTTATTGTTTGTAGAAAGAAACCAATTTAAAGCACTTTCTACGAGAGAAAAGGCTGTTTATAATGCTGCAGCAACAAGAACGTATTCTTATATCAAGACGATGGGTCAAAGAATGAGAGATATACTTTCTAATGCAATTTCTCAAGAAGATGTAAAGCTATTGATTGAACAACAAAGACAACTTGAATTAGGAACGATAAAGAAAGAAATTACAGAAGGTGTTTTAAAAAGAAGATCAGTTCAATCAATTATAAGTAATATAGGACATTCTCTTAATGATTGGAACAGAGATTGGGGAAGAATAGTCGAGACAGAAATGCAAGGCATTTATCAAATCGGTATTGCTGAAACGATAATGAGTGAACATGGGTTAGATGCTTTAGTTTACAAGGAAGTTTTTCCAGGCGCATGCAAACACTGTTTGAGACTCTATACTACCAATGGTTCAGGTTCAAAACCTAGATTGTTTAAATTAGTTGATTTGATAGCTAATGGTGATAATATAGGAAGAAAAGCGAAAGATTGGGCACCCACACTACAAGGAATTCATCCGTTTTGTAGATGCCAATTACGATACTTACCGAAAGGTTATGTGTGGGATGAAGAAAGACAGATTTTTGCACCACCTAAAGATTACAAGCCAAAGATCGAAAGAAGAAGTAAGGTTAAGATTTATGTAGGAGATAAAACTTTTGAAGTATGACAGGATATAGAGGAGATGTATTAGTAACTGTATTGAGATTAGATGAATTTGGACAAATGAATTTTCCAAAGATCAAAATCAGCGAAGTAACAGACGAAGATTATGTTCGTATAGTTTACTTACCTAATAGAAGTATCACTTACATCAAAGGATGTTTGTCGTCAAGTGATTATAATGGTTCAGTTAATTTTATTACATTATCTGACGATCAACATTTGATTTGTTGTAAAGATCAAAACCTTTTGACGTGTACTTACTTTCATCCTGATTGTTTACCTATAATAGATGAGAAAACTTTTGATCAATTAACAGAAGACAATGTATTAGCTAAAGCAACTTGTTTATGTTTGATATGTGCTGAAGAAAATGAATCTATTGACAATTATGTTGAACGTGTCGAAAAATGTATGGAGACGAGTTTTGATTTAAAAAAACTTGAGATTATGGACAATAGGGAGCAATTTTATGAAGGTCGTATCTATAATCTCGATCTTCCTATTGAATATGCATTACTTATAGATAACGATATTATTGTAACAACAAATCACGAACATGAAGGGTGGATTTAATTCTAGTTTTATTGAGATTCGAACATTAGAAGGTGATAAATTTATCAGAGATCTCAAGGTTGGTGACATTGTATTGTCTACATTGGGTTATTCTAAAGTAAAAGGTATTTTTCAAAGAACAGCGAGATTTGATGAAAAAGTGTTCAACATCTATTATCACAACAAAGATAGAGAAGGAGTTTTAGATCGTATTTCAGGAGATCAAGTTATACTTGTAAAACGACAAGGTGAGAAATATTTAGTTGATACTCAAGTAAAGGACTTAAAATCAGGACAAATACTATCGTCTAAAGAAGGTGATGTTGTTATCGATCAAATTGAACGAATGGAGACTGTAAATAGATTTTTTTATAATATAGATATTGATGGTGGATGTTTTTATGCAGACAATATCTGTATTAAAAGTATAAGATGTAAAAATTAATCCGTATATTTAGGCCAAAATATGAATAGCTATGAATATTAAGAAATTATTTAATTTACAATCTAATTCAGAGAAAGTTGCTGAATATAGAAGTTTGTTGAAGAAATCTTTCGAGATTGCGAACGAAATAAGTGATTTATCAACTCTTTTTGCTGAAAAAAGTTCAATCGCTAAAAGTTTTTCAACTTTAGATGAGAAGGAGCGAGTAGATGCAGAAAAACGTTATAATGAATTTTTAGAAGAACATGCTAAAAATATTGCTATTGTTCAAAGAAAAAGAGAACAGATTTTTAAATCGTTATCAAAATTATCTGCCGATAAAGAGATAAGTGATACTTTGAATGATATTTATAACATCTACTTAGCAAAGAATGAATTAAAGAAAGGGAATATTTCAAAATCAGTTTATAATGATATAATCAAGGCTAAGACAGGTAAGGTACGTTATGCTGACGTATTATTGTTTAGAGGTGATAAACTTTTGATTTTACAAAGAGCTGGTGAATACGGAGCAAGTACACAACAATGGTGTATACCTGGTGGTCATGTTGATCCGGGAGAAAGTTTTCTCGAAGCAGCCGCAAGAGAATTGTTTGAAGAAACAGGTATTGAGATCCCCGAAGATCTTTTGATTGAAGCAGGTGTTGCAAAAGGCAAAGATTATGAGATTCATTATTTCTTAGGTCACGTTGACGATGAATCGTCTATACAGATTATTGTCGATAGCGAAGAAGAAGTTGGAAGTACTTGGATCGATACTAGAACAGAGTTAGATGACTACGATTTTATTTTTGATATGAAAGAAAATATCAAAAAGATTCTTGGTAGAGAGTGTCCGGAAGGACCTATTCAGATTATAACAAAGGCATTTGCTCGAGGTGAGATCAATGAAAAGATTTTTGAAGATTTTTGTAAAAAACATAAAGAGGAAATTGAAAAAGAAGTCAATAAGCCTGAATTATCTTGTATAGCAAAATCTTATATTTCTGAGAAAGAGCGTGCAAAACTTGAGAAAGAAGGAAAGGCTATGGTAGGCGGTCGTTTTCCTGTTCGCAATCGTTCTGATCTAAAAAACGCGATCAAGTTGGTTGGTAATTCAGACCTTCCTAAATCAGATGTAATTGCTTATTTGAAACGCAGAGCGAAAGATCTTGGTGCAACAAATGAATTACCTGAATCGTGGAACGAGGTTGAAAAGACTATAGATTGCAATGATGTAAATGCAATTTGCAAGGAAAGTCTTGATGGCGAGACGAAGAAACCTGACGGAGATGGTATCGAAAAGGCAATTACTTTCAAAAAGGTTGAGTATGTAGAGAAAGTTGTTGATGCTACTGAAAATCCTAAAAAATATACATACGGAAATGCAAGTTTTGGTTATAGCGATAATGACGGTGGTAATGGTGATAAATTATTTGATTTCTTAGGAACGTTACAAAAGGTATCTAACTTAGGAAGGAAATTTTCTATAACATTGTCTACAGAAGAAAATGGTGAACAAACTTGGGATTTTAAAGGTAATGTTCGCATGTATAGTCTTCAGAAGACTGAGAATATTGAAAAATCTCAGAAAGGTGAAGACGATGTACAAGGTTTCAATATATTAATCAATTTTAATGATTTAGATCAAGCAGAGATGTTTAAGTCATTGGTTGATGAAATGAAAGATTCAGGTAAATTAGATATTGCTTCGATTGAAACTAAGAACGAGGAGATTGAAAAAGCATGGGGTATTGACGAGATACATGATGAGATTCATAGAGATCCGTCTTTAGACGATGGTGTTCAAAAAGCTAAAGATGCTATGTATAATGTTTTCGTTGATTATGCTAATTTTCTTGAAGGTGCGAAAACAAGATCGAAAAATGTACATTGGGGAGAGTTAGATAATTCCAAACACGTTTATCTTGATGATTTAATTGAGGAACTTTCTGATTACGAAGATAAGATCATGGAAGCAGGTCAAAGTGAATTTGGTCGATTTGAAGACGGCTCTGTAAATGGTGAAGAAATTGAAGTCAACGATCCTATTGGTTTGATTGATTTGATCATAGATCGTACCAAGAAGTTTTATGGTAAAATCGACGATAATACTGATTATGTTGGTGAAAAGTCTTGGACAGAAGATTTCCTTGCTACATTGAAACAAACTAAATATCGTTTACAGTTACACTAATTAACGGAGGAGATATTCTCCTCCTATCTTATATTGTTATGGAGAAAATTAAAGCTATTTATAATAATCAGACGATTACAAAATCTATGGAAATTATAGAAAAAGCGAAGAAAGGTTCACCTATTGGGACAGAAAAGACGTGGGGCGGCAAATTATATATTAAAACTGAAAAGGGTTGGAAGCCAAAAGCTAAGGGAGGAAAGAAGAATGAAGAAGAGTCGACTTCAAAACAATCTTCTACAGAAATCTTGGTTAAACAAGCTACATCTGCAACAGACGAACAATTGAAAGCGGCTATAAAAGATCCTGAAGCCAATTCCGAATTAAAGAAAGTTGCTCAAGAAGAATTAAATAAAAGAAATAAGCAACAAGATTCTAACGATAAATCGAATAAACAATTTACTGTAGAAGATGCTTATAAAAATCTTCTTGAAGCTCAAGAAAAAGGTGAACTCGAATTAGATCAGGATGTTTTGGATAAAATTCAGGAGAAACTGCAAGAATCTAAGAAAAAGAAAGAGAGTGAGAAAGAATCTATAGATAATAAATTAGATAAGTTAAAACAAGAAATAACCGGCGAAATTGATAAGAAATTAAGTGATATGACTGGGTTTAAGAAAATCACTCAAACCTATGTTAAACAAGATGGTAAGACTGTTGTTATTAAAATGAAAGGCGATAATCAATATAAAGCAACTTCTCCTGGATTTAAATTAGAGTCGAAGCCTTATGAATCGTTGGTTGATTTTAAGAAACGTATTAAAGAAGAGTTGAACAAACAACAATCTACGAAAACAGAAAAGAAAGAAGAGAAATTATCTTTTGCTGAAGGTAAGAAATTTGAAACGGTAAACCAATTTTATGATTGGAATGAAAAGAGATCGGAATTATCTAACCTTTACACTAAAGAAGAGGTTGATAAAATGAAATCCGATGCAGATAAATATCTTACTAAGGATTTGTCTTCTGAAACTTCCGATTTAAAATCAAAGATATTTGGCTTTATCGATGATTATAATTTTGGTGAAATAATAAAGCGATACGGTCTTTCTAATGATAAAAATAAAAAAGCAATTAACGCAATGTTAATTACACAAGGATACACTCCGGTTGTAAATGGATTGATTTATCATAATTACAATAAAGAAGATTATTTGTATATTAATAAGAATAATTCATCTGAAGATAGTGGAAAGTTTTTCGAGATATATCAAAAAGACGCTAAAGAAACATCGACTAAGTGGACAGACGATCAACGTAAAGCGATAATGAGTTATGTAGGTTCGGGTTATATGGCGATAAGAGATATTCTTACAGAATCACCAAAATCAAAGGTCTTTTCAGAAGAAAAAATAGAGAGTACTAAAACGAGAATAGGTCTTATTAAAGAAGCTATTGAACAAAATCCTCTGAAGCGAAATATGGTATTAAACAGAAGATTGGAAATTAGAGGGAATGGAGACAATCTTAGTACATGGCTTAATGCAAAAGTAGGTCAAGTAATTGAAGATAAATCTTTTGTATCGTTTGGAATGAAACATGAAACTGATTTTGGATCAGATCTTCATTTAACTTTGTTAGCTAAGAAAGGAGATCCGGTTATGAATGTAAATAATATTTATGAAAGTGAATATTTAGCTCAAGCTGGATTAAAGTATAAAGTACTTGCAAGAGGAACAAATTCTATTGTTGTCGAAATTGTTTAATAATTGTTGTCCGAATGAAATAAAAGGTGTATCATCTTTAGGCATTCAAAAGAATAGTAATTAAAAAATTAAAATTATGGCAAAGAAAAAAGTACATCCTAGATGGGAAGAAGATGGAGAATCAATATCAATAGTTGTTAGTGAACCTTCTAAAGAAGAAGTAGAGAAGTTAAAAACAGAGTCTGTAAGACTAATTTTAAACAGCTTAAATTCGGAAACGGATGAAAACGATAGAAAAGATAAAGAATAGTATCAGAGCTTATATAATTGGCGATGCTTTAGGAGTTCCTTTTGAATTTCAAAATCCGACCAAATTTAATTGCGTCGGATTTTCAAAAGGAGGATATCATAATCAACCGATTGGCACTTGGTCTGACGATACATCTATTCTGTTATGTCTTATAGATGCACTTTCTATTAAGACGAATAATATGATGGATGTTTTTAATAAAATGAGAGATAATCTAAAGGATTGGTATCATAATAAAGGTTTCAATGCAGGAGAAGGATTATTCGATATAGGATCGCAAACATCATCTTCTATTATGAGGAATGGTTGTCCGAGAACAGATTCGATGGGAAACGGTGCAATGTTTTACGCTCTTCCTGTTGCAATTTATAGATCTACGAAAAAGGAGTTTGTAGCTTCAGAGACTATGAGTTTATTCAACTTTTTTAGCTTATTCACTCATAATAATCCTAATTGTTTTAAGTTTGGTGGCAATTATTGTTGCTTACTTGAAAAATTGTTGAGAGCTTTACCGCAAGAAAATATCAAGTTCGATTTTTCGGTTGATAGTTATCAAAATCGAGGAGACGTTATTAATACATATAACTTGATTTTAGATAATTATTTGAAATTAAGAACAAAGAGTTCTACCTTAAAAGAAGACCTTTGTAACGTAGTGAATTTAGGATTTGATACGGATACAAATGCAGCTTTATTTGGAGCATTAATGGGGATTCATAAGGAAGTCGATATTGAAGATTGGAAGCAAGTCAGAAAGTATCGAGAAATAGATAAATTGATTGATAATTTCGTAAATTCGTTGACAATGGAACATATAAAGGATGTTTGATATAGATGCTAAGTTTAATTTTTTTACAGAAGCCAATCTTGAAAAATCTTCTAAATTCAATCCACTTGATTATCCAGTAGGAGATGATAAGCGGTATGAAAGAATGATTTTTGAAGGTTTGGCTTCCGATGCGTCCGAAGATTCAGAAGAAGAATCAATGGAACCAAATGGGTTTATCATTGATCGTTTTTTGAAACATGGATTGATAAATCTAGATCATCTTACTTCACGTAGTCCGATAAACAAGTCTCGATTTTGGATAGGAGCTCCTTTAGATGCTAAAGTTAAAGATAATAAATTTTTTGTCAAGTGTCAATTGTGGAAGAAATCTCCTGAAGCTAGAGCTTTTTATGATAAAGCGTTAGAAATGCAAGAATCGGGAACAAATCGTAAACCTGGTTTTAGTATTGAAGGTAAGGCATTAGAAAGAGACAAAAAGAATCCGAAAAAAATTACAAAAGCATTAATTACAAATGTAGCAATGACAATGACTCCTGTTAATGCAAATACTTATGCTGATATAGTTAAGGGTATTCAGAAACAGGATTATATTGATTATTCTGAAAACGATAATATTAGTTTTAAACAAACTAACATTCTTTTAGAAATGGAAAAGGATGGATATCTTCTTTCTATTGATAAAAATTTTGTTTTGAAAGCATTTCCGACAGAAGGAGTACAGAGTGACGACTTTAAAGAATTGTATAAAAGTTACATGGAGGGTCACATTTCTTCGAAAATTTTATGGGACTACTTGCAAAATTTTCGTTAATTAATTTGATAAGTAAAATTTTGGTTCTATTTTTACATAAACAAATAAAATTCAGTAATTATGAAGTTTGAAGACTACAAAGACAACGCGATAGTTAAATCCATGTTAGCTATGGGTTTCACTGAAGATTATATCGCAAAAAGTATTGAAAAAGGCGATATCAAAATCGAGAAGAGTGAAGACGCTGCTGCTGCAGGTGATCACGAATCTGAAACAAAGCAGGAAAAAGATATCGATAAACTCGAAAAAGAAGCTGTCAAGAAAGAAGAAAAAGTAAAGGACGATGAAAAAGATACTGCAGAAGATCGTGATGCTGAAGGCATCAAAAAAGCTGTAGAAGAAACCTTTGCTAAATCTATGGGCGTATTTGCTCCTATTATGGAGAAGATGGCTGAAACTTTGGATGTATTGAGTGATAAGATTGATAAAATTGGCGGACAGACGCCGAGTTTCCGTTCTGCTGGATTGGAAAATGTAAATGCTATTCAGAAATCAATGCAGATCGCTAAAGACGAGAATAATAAATATGAGATGAATATTATTTCTCAACGTCCGTTGGTTGTAAAGGCAATTGAAAAGGCTTACGATCAGATGTCTGAAACTTTACAGAAATCAATGGAAGGTGATATGTTGGCGTATTTGACAAATCCGGAAGCTGAAACCGTTGGTCAAGAACTCGCTCAATATATGTATGATAAATGCGATATTAAATTGTGCAAATAATAAGAATTCGGAGAAAACTAAAAACTAAATAAATTATGGATCTGTATAATTACAATACTAACGATGCTTCAGGAGCGAACTTGTTGGATGAGATTTCCGCAAAAGACATTTTGAAAGCAATGGAAGCTGGTCTTCAGACCGGTATGCAATATAACAATCAGATCAACAATGGTGGTGGTCTGAAAGTTGAATCACTCGACTCTACATTAAAGATCTTGGGTAACCGCTTAAATCAGTTGGTTTATTTGATGGAAATGCCGAAACATAAGATCGACAATACAGTACATCAGTACAATCAGTTGTATAAGTATGGTGAAGAAGTTGGTATCTTTAATACTGAAGGTGAAACTCCGGAAGAAACCGATTCTCAGTACAGACGTAAGTCAATCATCACCAAATTTATGGGTGTTACAGGTCAGGTTACTCATCCTGCAATGCTCGCTAGATTGGCTGGTGGTATGAATATGTACACTAAAGAAGTTGAGAATAAGACTATTTTGTTGCAAACTATTTTGGATGCTCGTTTGGTTGACGCAGACTCTACTTGTGTTCCTGAACAGTTTGATGGCGTATTCCGTCAGCACATGCTTGGTGTAAACGAAATGGATGGAGGTACTGCAGAAGGTAAGACTTCAGAACAGTTACTTGATAATTATTTCAATTCTCCGGCTGTTATTGATGCTCAGAATCAGGTTTTGAATGACAATTTGATTCAGGATGCAGCTAACGTTGTTGTTAACGTGTATAACGGTTATATTGATCGCATCATTTCTAACCCGATTGTATTTAACAATTACGTTAAATTGTTCCACGAATCAAAACGTGTTATTGTAGGTTTGGCTGCTTCTGTAACCGGTGCAACAATGGGTCAGAGTGTAAATGATGTTACTACTCAGTTTGGTAAGATCAATATCAAAAACGACCGTTTCTTTGATGAACGTAAACCGATCACTGTAGGAAAACAAGCAACTTCACCTAAAGCTCCGGTTATTCCAGTTGCCGGAACTGCTATCAAAGTGAATAATAATGACACTAAGACAAACTTCGGTCGTCATGCAGGTACTTACGGTTATTTGGTTACTGCTAAGAACCGTTACGGTGAATCTGCTCCTTTGAATATTACTTCAGGAAGTGCTCAAGCTGTTGCAGCAACTGATTCAGTTGAATTTGGATTTACTGCCGGTGTTGGTGGTGCTTATGCAGCTACTTGCTTCGTAATTTATCGTACAAAGAAAGATGCTGCGCTTAACAATACAACAGAATATTATCCTATCTTTGAAGTTCCTGCTTCTCAAATGGCTAGTGGATGGGATGGTGCTGCTGCTAATTGTGTTCGTGACCGCAATCGTATCATTGCAGGTACAAAATCTGCATTGATTTACTACAATGATAATCAGATTAACGAATATTTGCAGTTTGCTGATACTATGAAGATGGATTTTGCTATTACAGCTCCTTCTCGTAGATTTGCAATTTTGAATTACGGTACTCCGATATTGTATCAGCCTGCTAAGATTGTTCGTATCGTGAATATCGGTGAAGAAGATCTTGTTTAAAAACAAATAAAAACAACTAAAGAAAGGGGAGGAGAGATAATAAACTCCTCTCCTTTCTCTTTTTAAAAACCTAAAACAAATTGATTATGGTAAAAGTAAGAAGTAGAGTGTATAGCTCTCAAAAAATTAAATTAAACGGTGGAGTAATTCATTTTATAAATGGAAATGCAGATATTTCCGAAGAATTGTATCAAGAGCTCGTTGATCGCAAACTCCCTAACATTTATAAAGAAGGCGATGAACCTGAATACAAAACTTCTCTTGAAAGTAAATTGAGACAAGAGGTTTCTGAAGGTAATGAAGAGTTTAAAAACGAGATCAATCGTTTGAAGAATATCATTGAATCTCAAAAAGTCGAGCTTGACAAAAAAGATGAAGAAATTAAATCTTGGAAAAAAGCTGTTGAAGATTTACAAAAAGGTATTTCTCTTTCTAAAGAAGAAAAGAAAGATGATAAAGAAATAGAAACCGAAAAAGTAGAAAAAGGTGATGAAGATATTGACGATGAGTTGTTCAACGAACTCAATACTTTGACTGTCAAACAATTAATTGAAATGGGAATGACAGAAGAAGGCGGTGGTTTCGAAGAAAAAGATTTAAAAAATAAAAAGAAAGATGAGATCATTAAAATGATCATGTCAAAATCATAAAACAGTGTTATTATGGCTCAGCTAACTTTTAATATCAAGTATCGTAAAAATACCGGTTTAGTTATTTCCGTAGCTGAATTATGGGAATTGTTTTTGTACGGAATCAAAATTCAAGGAGGAGAAGGATCTAATTTCTCTGACGAATCAATGCGATTTTATTTGGTTGCAGCTCAGCGAGAAATCGAAAATTATTACAACTTGAAATTTATTAAACAGTTAGCTGACCAAACAATCACTTACTACAGAACAGATTATTGGCAAACATTTCCTATTTTACAGACGAATTATCCCGTAAGAGAACCGTTGTCAATGATAGGTATGTTGAATAAAATGGAGCAAATTGTTTATCCTCAAGGTTGGTTATTCTGCGAATACGATACTTTGATGGGACAAGGTAAACGAAGAATAAGTGTTGTTCCAACTGGTTCATCTACACGAGGAAATGCTGAAATTATTTTAACAGGTATCACTTCTCAAGTCGGAATGCAAAGGTTTAATATGATACCTGATTATTGGAGAATTCAATATATAACAGGTTGGGATATAGATCAAATGCCGATGGATCTTATTAATGTAGTTGGTATGGTTGCATCATTTGGACCGTTAGGAATTGCCGGTGATTTAATTTTAGGTTCTGCAGGTATTGCAAGTCAATCGTTAAGTATCGATGGATTAAGTCAAAGTATTTCTACAACCGCATCAGCGACTTCTGCTGCATATTCAGCGAGAATTCTACAATATGAAAAACAAATTAAAGAGACTACGGGTAGATTAAAACTTGTTTACGACCAACCTAAATTTATGGTGATGTAATGGATAGAAAGGTTTATATATATAGTTTGGAATATCCCGAAGGGAATATTCGATATGTAGGGAAAACTATTGATCTGAAACAAAGGTATAAAAGACATCTTTATGATTCGGAATGTAGAACATCTTCTCGAAAGTTAGCTTGGATAAGATCTTTATTAAATCAAGGATTGAGACCGATAATGAATGTGATTGATGAAACAACAGAATCTCAATCTAATTTTTGGGAAATTCATTATATTTCACTTTTTAAGTATTTTGGATTTGATTTAACCAACAATACGTTTGGAGGAGACGGACAAAGCAATCCTACAAAAGAAGTTAGAGAATCTATTTCTAAAAAAATTAAACAAAGAGCAAAAGATAAGGGAGTATGGAATAAAGGAGTAAAGATGTCTGAAGAAAGAAGACAGCGACAATATTTTTTACATCCTAAAAGAAGATCTATATTGCAATTTAATTTAAATGGAATTTTAATTAGAGAGTGGTCAAGTAGTGGAAGAATTAAAGAGGAGTTGGGATACGATAGGGCATCTATTTTAAATTGTTGTCGAGGCGAATTCAAACAAATAAAAGGTTTTGTTTGGATTTTTAAAGACGAGTTTGAGAAAGATAATAGTCTTTTACAAAATAGGTTATTAAAAGCAATTGATTCTCCCAAGATACAAAAATATTTAATGTAATGGAAGCGAAAAATATCTTAACACAATCAGCGCCTAATCTTGTAGGTAGACCGAGTCCCGAATTTGTTAAAGAAGATTTTGATGCGGCGACGTGGAATAAAGGATATTGGGTCCAATTAGAACGTGCGTTGAGATGTCCTTGTAATGGAGTCGAAGCTTCTTTACTTGATTGTCAAAACTGTTATGGAACAGGTTATTTTTATGTAAATTCAGTACGAACAAAAGCTCTTATTACAGGTGTAAATCAGAATAATCAATATAAGAATTGGTCAGAAACGTTACTTGGAACAATAGCTATTACAGTGATGGATGTAAATAAAGCTAATTTATCTTGGTACGATAGAGTTACATTTGAAACAGAGTATTCTTATTATAGCGAGAACCTTATTATAAGAAAAGGATCACAAGGGGTTTATTTTGTTTTTACAACGTATAAGCCTGTTCAAGTGTTAGCAATATATACCTTCGTTAATTCTAATCAGAAACTGAATAAAACGATGGCATATCACATAAATCCTGATAATCCGTATTGTTTGATTTTAGATGAAGAGCCTCCTGAAAACGGATGTTTAAGTGTTTATTACAAACATTGCCCGGAATATCATGTAATTGATTTGCCTCACGAAATACGTGCTTCATGGAAGATGGAAAGAACGACAGGAAAACAAGAAAAAATTCAACTCCCTATTCAAGCGATTGCGAGAAGAAGTCACCTTATTGATGTGTCAAAACCAATGTTTGATGGATCGGGATTAATGAGAAATGACGATGTATGAGTTTGCCAATTAGAATAGATTTAAGTGATGTAGTGACAGAATTTAATCTTGATGAAAATTCTGCCAATATGTTAGGAGCCGCTATTATTGATAGAGTGGTTCAAGAGTATTCGTCTAAATGGCAGAATTTGATAAATAAAGAATTAAAACAATCTAGAGAAGAATATTTACGTGCAGTTTATATCGAACGACCGTCTTCTTTAGAAGTTGTGTTTGGTTTATCTGTAAGAGAATCTCCTTTAGCATTAATGGTTGAAGAAGGTGTAAGTCCATTTGATGAAAAACCGGGATTTCAAAAATCTAGTAAAGTCAAACAAAAGAAAAACGGTCTCGGTTGGTATTTGACAGTGCCATTTAGACATGCGACACCACAAGCTATTGCAGAGTCAGAAATTTTTAAATCTATAATGCCACAAAGTATTTACGATTTAGCAAAGAATTCACCTAAACCGTTAAAACGAAGCGATTTACCTTCTGAACATCAAATATTAGGTGTAAGAAAAGAAATTAATATTCCAGGATTGAAAGTTCCTGAATACGTACATAAGGCTGCAAAATATGAAGGTCTTGTGAGAGTTAAAGCTGAAAGTTCAGAAATAGAAAAAAGAGGAAATTATTTTACATTTAGACGAGTAAGTGATGCTTCAGATCCAAATAGTTGGTGGAATGGTGGTATCACCGCTAAGCGCCTCATGGATAGAGCTTTGGAGGCTGCAGAGATAGATAAAGTAGCTAGTATGGCTATAGATGAAACATTAGAACAACTATTAAATAGATAAAGATGTTACAGATCGTACGAATGAAAGATATTCTCAATCAGTTGTTGGAATATATTCCTACAGATTATGAGAATTACAAAGATGACGAAACGAAGACTTTTTTGTATCAAATTTTATATGGTACAAAAGACGGTAGTTTTGACTTCTACGAACAAGCGAAGAAAATGTTTCTACGAACAAGCGAAGATCCTCGTAAAATTCAAGTAAGAATTGAATTTCCTAAAGATAAGACTAATTTGCCTTGTTACGTTATCAGAGAACCGGGTAAAAATTCAGGTATGGCGCAGAGTATTGGTAAATTAACAGGAATGATGATGCCTAACGGAGGATTTGAAGTCAGAGATAGTCGAGCATATAATTTCGATGTTATGTGTTTAGCTGATAATATTTTAGAGTCGATTTTAATGTCTGAAATATTATATGCTCTTATGTTAGGAGCTTATAATGTACTATCGACAATGTTTTACAAGATCGATTTTAATATGACTGAATTGATAGCAGAACAGGATTTGATCCCTCTACCAATTTTCTTTAGATCGTTAAGAATTGATTTAGCGTCAGACGAATTAATTCCTACTCTAGTAGATGAAGGTTTGCTTAACAAACTTATTTTTGAAGATGCGGGTAAAGCAGCGATAAATCCTAGAGGGAATTGTTCGAATTTAGGTCTTCCTGGTGTAGAGTCTGAAATAATTTAGCAAAATTATGTGATTTATTTTGCGAGAAGAAAAATAAGATGTATATTTATGTGATTTTTAGAATTCGTGAAAATTAATTGATAATAATAAAATGGCATCAACTTTTTATTGGAACAACAAACAGATATCTCTTCCAGGTGCATATAGTACTATTGTAAGTGGAGAGACTGGTCCAGCTCGCCAACTTGATTATGGAAAGGTTCTTGTAATTGATACAGGTACTTATTCTGCAGGTTTTGGTGGTGGTGCTGGTATCAATGGTGAAAATACGAGCGGTCAGAATGCTATCTATACATTCGATACAATTTCCGATTTTCGTGGTTTTATGAAAGGCGGTTTGTGGTGGAGAGTTGCAGAAGCATTATTTGCACCTGATCCAAGTAATCCCGATGCAGTTGGAGTATCACAACTTCAATTTGTTCGTGCTGCAACAACAACAGGAGCAACAATTGCTTTTGCGACTACATCAGGAGGTAAATTTGTAATTAAAACTTTAGACGAAGGATTGATTGCAAACGGTACATTGTTTGGTAAAACTCTATTAACTACTGGTTATGGAGCTACATTTGTTGCAGGAGTAGAAAATCCTGGAAAATGGATTATGCAATTTTGGCGTGGTACTTATACTGGTACTTATACTGATGGATTACCTTACGGTGACATTGCTCAGAATAACGCTGATCCTGAATTGGTATTGGAATCACCTGAATTCAATAATATTCAAGAATTGATTGATTGGGCTAACAATGATTCGAATTTTGGATTGTTATTTGTTTTAGATTCAACTTCAAGGGCGGAAGGTACTGGAGAAGTCACTCAAAACGATATTACAACCGCTTTGAATAGTAAACCGTATATTTTAGCATCAGGTGGTACAGAATCTTTCGATGCAGATGATTTAAATGCTGTATTAGATCAGATTATCGGTTTGGATTATAGTATTGTTATGACCGATCAGGTTGGTACCAATGCAAATTCAACTACAACAAAAGCTGTTATCAAACACATCACTCAAGATGCTAAATTCCCTCATTTCTTGTATGTAGCAGGTTATGATAATTCAGCAGATTTTTCTAAAGAGATTACTTTTGCACAAGCATTCAATAGCTGTTATGTTCAGTTGGTTCACGGCGGTATTGGTTTAGTATCAGCATTTGATGCTCAAAAGATTCGTTGGTGGCCTGCATTATATAATGCATGCGCAATCGTTGGTCGTGTTTCGGGAAAAGCTCCTTATATACCGGTAACATTTAAATCTATCGGTGTAGATCGGGTTAAACACATATTAACTGAGTCTGAAAAGAAAAAGGCTTTGAAATATGGTATTCTTGTAACCGTGTTAAATGATTATTCGGGTAAATTTGAAGTTTTGCAAGGAGTAAATACATTACAAGATAATGCTAATTTGTTCAATGCAAAAGGACAATCTTACTCAATTCAATTTATGCGTGTTGTGGCTCAAATCAATAAAGAATTGATTGTCAATGCTTCTATTGATTTGCTGGGTCAAGAAAATGGTGTTAATGCAAATTCTCTATCTGCTGGTGCAGTTAAAGATTGGACGGTAGCATATCTTCAGTCTAGAACCGCGACAACTGAACAAGACAATTTGTTATTATCATTCCGAGATGTAGTAACAACTCGTAAAGACGATGCTTATTTTACAACTTATAAGATTGTAGTAAACAACGAAATTACGAAATTGTTCTTTACCGGTTATTTAATTCGTGGATAATTGTAACAGATTATAATTATGGCAGTATTTACAGCGCCTAGAGCGTATATAAAAATAGATAACAAAGTTGCAGGTTACGTTCGTAACCTGCAGTTTGCAGAAAATGTGAATCGAGCAAATGTACAAGGATTAGGTAATCTTCTGTTACAAGAAGTGCCTCCTGTTGGGTATCAATGTACTTTTACTGTAGATCAATTCTTTATCGATTTCAAACAACCTGTTATGGAAGGAATGATGCATAGACTTGGTTCAGTGAAAGCTATTGTAGATACACTTGTTCTTGGTGAACTTGGTTTTGCTCTTGCGATTTATTCTAAGACGATTCAAAGTCAAGATTCGAATACAAAAATGGTGACTCAGGTAGATCCGACCGGACAAACAATTTGTTTGTTGAATCCTTGTTTCGTAAACAATCAAGCCTTTAGTTTGGCTGAAGGTGGTATTGCCGGATACAACATTTCAGGAATTTACTTGCTGCCGATTTCAACGTTAGAACTTTGATAATCAATAAATTATGGCAATTTTTATTGCCATAATTTTTTATATTTAAAGATGGAATAGCAGGACTTAAAATTACAGTTATGAAAGCAAATTTTGAAAAAGGAACGAAGATTTGTTCAAAATGTAAGAGAGAACTTCCTATTGATCATTTTCAAAAGGATAAATCAAAATCTGATGGGTTAAATACACAATGTAAAGATTGTGTAGCTGAGTATAGAAAATCTCCTAGAGGAAAGGAGGTTGCATCAGAAGCGAGACGAAAATATTATCAAACTGAAAAGGGTAAAGAGTGTCAAAGACGTGTTGATCGAAAAAGATCTCAAAACGAAGAATTTAAAATAAAAGCAAAAATTCGAGCTAAAAGATATTACGAAAAAATAAAATCAGAGTCAAAGCGAATTGAAAGAGTGATAAAGATAAACGAAGATGGAATTGAAGTATTGAATTGCTCGAATTGTAATCAAATTCTTCCTATTACTCGATTTTATAAAGATCGTTGTCAAAAGACAGGTTATGATTGTTGGTGTAAAGATTGTAGAAGGGAACTTCAGATAAGAAGATTAAATACAGAAGAAGGTAAGAAATATAATAGAGCACAAACAAGAGAATATCGTCAAACAGAAAAAGGGAAAATGCATAATAGAATTTATAATAATAAAAAATTTAAACAAGATGTTAATTATAAAACTGCTAAGTTATTGAGAAATAGAATTTTAAGAGTTCTTAAAGGTAATATAAAATCAGCTAATAGTCTAAATCTTCTCGGTTGTTCGGTTGATGAATTAAAGATTCATCTTGAACAACAGTTTGAATTAGGAATGACGTGGGATAATCAAGGAGGTAAAAACGGTTGGCAGATTGATCATATTATACCGTGTGCAAAATTCGATCTATCTATTCCTGAGAACCAACGTATCTGCTTCAATTATCGAAATCTTCAGCCTATGTGGGCAAAGGAAAATAATACAAAAAGAGATTCTCTACCTGACGGATGGGAAGAATTGTTAAAAGTTATCAAAGAAGATTTAAGTATTGATATGGTTGTTAATCTAAAAGAAAGTTAGATATTTACACAAACAATTGATTTCTGAAATAAATGGAAGATAAAATCGTAGTAGTAAAAGGGAGAGAATACAGAATTTCCTTCCCTAATGTAGGTCAATATTATGATATTGAGGCCTTAAAACAAAGTTTAGGAAAAGGTTTTTATAACATGATGCTTGGCAATCGTTCTGTTGCAGCTCAGAATGCACTTGATATGATTGATATTGAAGCGACAATAACAGTTATGATGCCGGATTTAGTGAAGGACATGAAAGTAAAAAGTTTTAGAGACTTAGGTCTTGCTGATTACACTGAAATTCGCGAAATTTACGACAAAGAAATCATTCCGTTTCTTTTGGAGACTAAACGTATACTTAGTCGACCGGTTGAATAGAACGAAATAAATAAGGCTGATATGACCATTGATGATTTACGTACTTTTATGATTCAATGGAATAATAAATTCCCCTATGATCGTTGGTGGAGAAAGAAACATGGAGTAGCTTTTTTGTCACCTGAGCATAGGGGATGTTCTTTTATTCATCAGATGATGGAATTTGAAGAGGATATGATGTTTAATCAAGTTTTAACTGAAAAAACAGAAAAAGAAAATGATCCTTATATTCCTAATATTGGAGAATGGATAAAACGAAGTAATTCCATTGAAATTGAAGAATATGACATAGCTTCATTCCGAGCAGAAGCAGAGATGATGGCTAAATTAGAAGAAATAGAAAAAGAAAAGAATCATGGCTGAGGACAAAAGAGTTAGGATAAGTGCTGATTTAACTCCTCTTAGACAATTAAGAGAAGAGGCAGTTTCTTTATATAGAGATATAGATCAAGTAAGTTCATCTAATCAACAGATGACTGAACGCAATATACAACAACTTCGTGAACAATTGTCGTTGATGGAAGATCGGAACGAACTTGAGAGATTGTTGATTGATCTAAAGAGACAGGCTGCAGCAATTGCAACACCTACTCCGACTCCTACTAGACAGATTCGCGAAACGCAACAAAATTTTGTTTATGATCAGGAAACAAATTCTATTACATGGGATTTGACAAAACAACCTACAGAACCGGAAGATACAAAAGAGATTGAACAACTTCCTTCTGAGGAAATAGAAGATCCAAAACCTAAAAAGAAGAAAAAGCCTAAGAAAAAGAAAATTCAAGAAGATTTATTCGAAGGTGTTACTCCTGAATACGATGAAGAAACAAATGCTTTAGAATGGAGAGCTAAACCAAAAAAAGAAACTGTTCGCGAAACAACAAATGAAACGCTTCGTGAAATCAATCGTCATGTTGAGAATATCGATAATTCTGTAACGAAAGTAGATAATACAAAAACGATTGAAGATAATCGCGAAGAAACTGTTGATAACTCTAGAAGATACGAAAACAATAGAGAAGATATTACAGAAAACGTTAAGAACATTGAACGCAATGTAATTAATATCAACGAAAATACAGCTCCTTTAAAAGAAAAAGATCCAGTTGAAGCGAAGCCTGATTTTATAAGTGAAAGACGAGAAATACGTCAAGAGGATATTCAACAACCGCAAAGACGTGAAGTTAGAGAAGAAAGGATTATAGAGCAACAAAAACAAGAAGTCTTTTCTGATGAAAATATATTAAAGGCTATTAGTTCATTAGAGTCGGCATTCGAAAAGGGTATTCAAAATGTTGGAGAACTTTTAAAATCGATTGAGAAAGAAAATTCAGCTCCAAATGCATCTCAATCAGCTATAACACGTTATCTTGAAGCTCTAACTAATTCAATCTCTTTGATCGAAGATAATGTAGATCAGATTGAAACAGCGGTAGTTGAAGTAAGAAGAGGTGGTGGAGGAAATCAAGGCGGAGGACCAACTATCATTCCTCCTACACAACCAACGTCAAGTTCAGGTAGTGACGCAGGTATTATGGCTATGATGGGTAGCGGTATGGGATCTTTTTTGAAATTTTTAGGGGGAGCCGCTATTTTAAATAGTATTAAGAATACTGTAACAGATAGATATTTTAGAAATCAAGAAGCAGCTTTAAGAGCTGAATATCAGGGTACAGTTGAAACTGGCGCAAGTTATAGACGAGTACAAGCGGCAAATGAAGCAGATATGTACCGTTGGATTCCTATTATTGGCGATATAATTGCACGAGGTATTGAGATGCCTGCTAATATTGCTGCAGATAGAATGATTGCGACCGTTCAAAAGTATATGGAAGCAGAAACTAAATTTGCTCCTTATGCTCAAACTTTTGGAGGCAGAACAAGTGATGTTTTAGGAATAGCTTCGAAAGAAGGTTCTTACGCAGCAAATGCTTTGGGAATTGATATAGGAACTTACATTCAACGTAGAACTGAATTAACAAGAGCTGCAGGAGGTCGTGTTCCTGGAGCGACAGAAGAAGATCCTACAGCGAGACGAGAGGCTCAATCTTTAATGGCTGCAGAACGATTATACGGGATCAGTCCTAGTGCAATTAACAGATTACAAGGTTCATTAAGATTTGGTGACGAAAATACTTCTTATGGAGGCTCTGCAATTATAAGGGAATTTGAGAGAGGAATGAAAGAATTAAGTCTTCCATTTAGTGAAATAGCATCTACAATGGAAGAGTCTCTCGAAACATTCAATAAAAGAGCAGATGAAATTCTATCGAAAGCTGGTGAATTTGATGCTGGTAGAATTCTCGCTGTAATGAATGGTATTAGAACTGCAACTGGATTACAGGGAAGACAATTAGAAAGAGTTCAAACAGCATTTTCAGGAGGAGGAATTTCTCAAGATGAAATAACACAAGCGTTATTACTTAGAACATTAACGAGCACAGATCCTAATGTACGTACATATTCAGAGGCGATGGAAAGACTCGAAGCTGTACGTAGTGGTAACGCTGATCCTGAATTTATGAGAGATTTTCTCTTACAATTACAAGGATTATCTCAAAATAACGAACAATTTATAAATATTTTAAAGGGTGTATTTCCTAATTTAAGTTGGAACGACATTCGATCTCAATTTGCAGAAGGTGATCCTACTACTATTATAAATCGAATTTATGATAAGGTAGACGAATCATTCAAAAGAATTCGAGAGCAACCTAGAGAAGGTTATGAACCTGAAGAAGCTGCGAGAACTGTTGGTGCCGGTGCGAGAATGACTGCATCTGATACTAATAGACAGATAGGTCAAGGTGCAGAAAGTATGTTAGAAGTACTTCAAGCAATTAGAGATGGTGTAAATAGTATTGATGGAAAATTAGGTGAAGATTGGAAGAATTATCTTGATGCTCAAACAGGTCAGTTGAAAAATTTAGCAGATGTAGTAAGCGGTAAGACCGATATTGATACAGGTGGTAAAAAATCTTCTATGTTACTTTTAATGCAGATGGCAAGTTGGACTAAACTTATGAATAGATTTTTTAGTTTACAGGAGGATAAAAGATGATAAAACAAAAATTAAAAAATTACGTATTAACTATTTACGAAGAGATATCTCCTGAAGGTGCAATTGGTCTATGGCAACAGAAATTACCTAAAGATATGGAGAAAATGTCTGTTGCTGAGTTTATGGATGTTGCTTCTGATGCAAATGGTGTTACGAATTTGAACGCAATATGGGCTCAATACGATGATTTAGAAAAGAAGAAGTACGAAGATGAATATAATGCCAAAAATTTACCTTATATTAAGGTAGGTACGCAAGTAGAATTTCCTATTCCAAAATCTCCATTACAGATTGAAGATGTTTCTAACAGTAAGTCTTTTTTAATTCAAGGAGATTTTTTGTCTTATTGGAGTGAAAATCTTAGAAAATTAATTCTTGATCCTGATTATGTTCCTGATAATGTTGTAGGATTAGATGAATCTGCAGGATTGAGCACGTTAATGCAGCCGATGAACGTTCGTATATGGATTTATTGTAAATCAACTGATACTATATACGATATTAGTCAATATGTAATGAATTGTACGACTGATAAGACTCTGCAGAGTGGAAATTTCTCGATAACAGTTGTGCCGTTTAGAAGTGATGAGAATAAAAATGGATTTGGTGATAGTTATTGGGATATTTTTAATACAGTTACACCGCAAGGTTATTCGGTCAGATCTTTCCTAGAAAAAGTAGTGACTGTTAATGATATCGTTTTTATTCGTTATGAACGATTAAAGTTAGAAAAAGAAAGAGATTCTATTGATGTAGAAAATATTAAAGTAGATTCTAATAAACTAGCTAATACAGGAACTGAGTATAATGTTTGGGATATGATTGGCTTTATTGATGGTTGTAATGAAGTTTATTCTGCAGAAGATAATTCAAAAGCAACAATTCTTCATGGTCGAGATATTTCAAAATTATTTGAAGAAGATGGTAGTTATTTTATTCCATTGTTAGACATAGAGAATGATGAGGGTGACGAACACTGGGTTTATCTTGGACGTCCGCAAGATTCGTGGTATCAACGAAATGTTATAACAGGGAGTTATGATTATTTGTGGAGTTATAAATATAAAAGAATAAATGAAGTCGTTTGGTTTATTATAAATATAATGTCAAACATTGGTGTTTGTAAGAATAGTCTTTTTACATCTTGGAGTGATAAACGAACAACAGGTTATTCGGTTGAAGGACAAAATTCTATGTCAGTAAATGGTATTTGGCAAATCGTCAAATGCTTTGTTGATTCCGAAATTCAAACAAGAGTTTTGGTAGATTCTTCTATTGGTAATCCTAATGGAACACTAATGGAATATATGAATAGAGTTTGTCAATATCCATTTGTAGAATTTTTTATGGACACTTATATTAATACTATTGATATAGTGATTCGACAACCTCCTTTTAATGAGAAAGCAATAATGTCAGCTTTTTCAAATAAGGAATATATAACGATAACGCCGGATAACGTACTTTCTTATAATTTGAGTTACGATTCAAGAATTTATACTTGGTTTCAAATTCATATTCAAAATAATAGTTTATTAGGAGATAAAGAACAAACAGGATTAGCATTTGTCCCTATTGTTTATTTAAATGAATATGTTGAATTGTGGGGAAATAGAAAACTAGAAGTCAACGATATTTATGCTACATTAAGAACAATCAAAGGAGCTCAGAAGGAAGAAGATTTCAGTACAATGCAGGCTGCTTTGTTAAATGATTTGATTTATGTTGTAGAAAGTAATGCTTATTTACCATTTACTCGAATGGGAACAATCGAATTAAATGGAGATAGAAGAATTAAGGTGGGTACATTTATATTGAATCAAGCGACAGATGAATTTTTTTACGTTTTAAATGTTTCGAATTCAATCGTTTATACAGAGAATGGAATTGACAGAAGAACAACTTTACAAGTTGAAAGAGGTATGTATGTGCCAATTCTTGAAGGTACTGCAACTAATAGTATTAAACGTTTAGATAATACATTCCCAACAGTTCAAGGGAAACCATCTTATTTTAAAATTGTGAATTTAGATACATTAAGAAAAGCTGCAGAAGAAGCACAACAAGGTAAATTAACTACAGCATCTAGTCCTGTAGTAGATAAAAATCAATTTGAATATTTTTTAAATCGTAAAATGTTTGGAGGATTATAATTATGGCAGGAGGTTCACCTAGAATTCAGAAAAATGAATTACCACCAATAACGAATGGATATATAATGATTCCTAGAAATGTAGATAGAGAATCTTATATTCAGAATTGTTTTCGAATGAATCGTGTATGTGTACTTATTGAGGGCGGATTGTTTAAGACAGATGTTTATATTACGAACGAAGCTATTCAGAATATTTCATTTCCTGAAGAAGTGGGAAAGAAAGGTACACAAGTAATCATTGCTTCAGGAGTGTTTAGAAATCAACCTGTTATTATTGGAACAATACAAGGAAATGATGAAACTCAAGCCTGGTCAGAAGACATTATTCGTTTTAGACGAACTGTCAAAGGAACTACAATGATGATTTGTATGGATCCTAAAAATAAGCAAATGAATGTCAATGTTTTTTCAGAAGAGAAAGCAGATTTAAACATTCGAATGGTTGGGAACACTGAGAATAAGATTAATGTGCAAACTTCAGGTGAAATTAATGTTGTTGCAGATGAAAAAGTAAAGGTAACAGGATATAAGAAGATTGAAGCCGAAATCATTAATACAGAAGTTGAAGCTAAAGAACCTAATAAAGAATCTCGTAAAATTACGCTTGATTTAGATAAACTTGAGTATAGACGAAAAACGAAAGAATCTAACGAGAAAGAAACGTTGGTTGTTATAGACGATGAAAAAATTGCATTTGGATTTCACGATAATCGAGAATCTTTACAGATGTCGGATCAAAATGTTACAATTAGTTTTGATGAAGGTAAAGAGCAAATTCAATTGGCGCAAAATTTGATAAAAATATTAACAGGAAGTAAGGTGAACATTAATAATGCATCTGAACCACTTACTTTGGCGAATACATTAATAAGTTTACTGAATAATGTTGAAAATCAAATAACAACTTTAAAAAACGCTTGGTCGACTGCAGCAGCCGCAGCAGTTCCAGGTACAGATGGTGGTAAAGCTGGTTTATCAGCAGGAATGAGTTCTGTTACAGGGATATCTCCATTGAATTTTGATCAGATAAAAAGCAAGGTAGTTTTTTCTGATTAAGAAATAAATTTGTATCTTTACGCAATTAAGAAGAATTAAATTATGGGACAAACATCAAGTGCAGTAATTAGTAAGGCAACTGAAATGATAGGAACGATTGGAAAAGCGGGCCTTGCTGCCGCATTTCCCAATGATTTTGAAGTTTATCTATGTGCACTCGAACTTGCTGATTCAGAGAACAATACGATAGATTTTTTCACATTTCCTATCAATCCAAATAGTATATCTAAAACAGATGCTAAGAGAGAGACTGTTAGAAATACTGCAGGAGGTATTACAGTATTGAGTTCTCCTACATTTGTTCCCCAAGAAATTAATATACGAGGTGATTTTGGACGAACTTTTAAGATATTGCTTTCTGTGTCAGGTGGTTCAAGTAGTTTATTGGGTTCTGCATTTAGTTTAGCTGCAGGAAAATACTCTTTAACAGATATTACGGGCAAAGGTACAAGTGGATTAAAGGCTCCGGAATTTGATCCTGGAATAAAAACAGGTTTTGGTTGCGTTAAGATGATGCAGGCAATTATTTCTAAAAGCAATGGAGTTGATAAATCAGGATTGCCGTTTAAATTATTTTTTTACAACATGGCATTAGGAGAGAGTTATTTAGTTGTAGTTCCTCCAGCGGGCTTAAATTTAAGTCAAAATTTACAGAGAAATATGATATGGGAGTATAATTTGAGTATGACGGCAATTGCTCCATTAGAGTCTGTTAAATCAGGTAAAACAAAAACTTCGTTGACAAAAATACTTGCAGTAGGTGCAATCCAAAAGGGAGTAAATGATCTTGCTGCAACAATTGCAGGATTATTGTGATTATGGAAGATATGTTTGAAAAATTTAAAACAGTGACAGGTTACGACATAAAGGTGTTTTTCCAGTCGTATGTGGATTTCTGTAATAATAATTATCCTTATATAGTCGATTATTATCAAGGAGGAGAAATCGATGCAGATTCGTTTTATCAATTAGATAAAATGATTGCTCAGATAAATACTATAGAACCGTTGTTTAGATTGCATGAAAACACTTTAAACGACATTTCAATGTGGGATATTCTTGATAACTTTACTGAGATAGAAACGAAACTTATGACTATAAAGAATTCTGATAGATGGTTAAGAAGTGCATCTATAGGAAGAACGAATTCTTTACAGATGGAAAGACAATTGAGAACAGGAGAAACGTTCGAAACTGTTGCAAATCAATTAGAACTTTCTTCACCTGAAGACGATTGGACGGATATAGTTACTCCTCAGTATATTATCGAAGAAGATTATGTAGTGAATCAAGGCAGTAAAACATTTTCTATTAATTTAAAGAATGTAGGAGTTAATTATGTAGATAATGTGGTTGATACTTTAGTCGATCAAAACATCCTTGGTAAGGACCTAGATATTTCATTTGAATTTAAAAATAACGATCTTTCTGTTGTGAAATATCATCCGTCTATGGATCAAGCATTAAAGATAATTCTTGAGTCTATAAGAGGATGTATTCCGGAATTTAAAGATTACGGTTTACCGTCTGATTTCATTGGAACAACAGTAAATGCAATTCAATATCCTATTATATTTAAAGCATTAATGAATATGTTTCAAAGAGATAATCGATGGGCTAGTGCAGAATTATTGAGTTTAGAAAAGAAAGAAGATAGTCTCTTTATGAAAGTACGAGCTGTAACAGTAACGAAAGAAGATTTTTTAATTAATGTTCCAATATAAGTATGATTACAAAAGTAAATAATACAATTTCAAACTTAAAAAATTTATGGGTTGAAATGTTTTTGAATAAAACTGACAAAGTCTCTAATATTGCAGACGGGTCAGTTTTAAACGCAATGGCTTTTGGTACAGCTAAAGTAGCTCAAAAAGCTATTAAAGATATTGCGATTGTAGAAGCACAGATATTTCCTACTTCAGCAACAGGGGAATATTTAGATAAAGCCGCTGCATTGTATGGAGTAAGTCCTAGAAAGCAGGCGTTAGGATCATCTACTTATGTTAGAGTTTCTGCTGAACCTGGAACTCAATATGAAGTTGGAACAACTTTCTTAGCAAAGAATGGTATACGTTTTGTTGTAGATAAACCTTATACTGTTGATAATTCGGGATATGGTTATGTTAGTGTTAGGAGTACTATAACAGGATCAGCAACGAATGTAGAGGCAAATAGTATTGTACAAGTTAGTCCTCGTCCATTAACTCACATTGAATGTACAAATGAATATGCTGCAATTGGTGGTCGTGATTATGAAGATGACACAACATTTAGAAATCGAATTATCAATTACAATAATAAATTGTCTGAAGAGACAATGGAATCTTGGACTCAGATTTTTCAAGATTTGGATCCAAGAATATTGAAGGTAATGAATGTTGGTTTGGGAGAAGATGGTAAAACTCATATTTATCTTGTTACCCAAAATGGATCTTTTTTTACCGATGACGAATTGGAAACGTTATTACAAAAAGCAACTCCTTATTTTGGATTAACTGAGTTAAATTTACAAGGTGAAGCGGTCGGTATAGTATTGGAGAATGCTAAATGGATGTTTGTAGGCGGAAATAATGGCGTCGATTTTAGAGTTGAACTTTCTCCTGATACAGACATTGCAACAGTAAGAAAGAACATCCAAATTGCAATGACTAAATATCTCGATTTTCGTTTTTGGGATGCAGGAAAAACCGTTCAGTGGGATGATTTATTGCAGGTAGTTAAAAGTTCAGAAGGCGTGAAATATGTTCCTGATGAATATTTCTTTCCGTATTATGACGAAGAGGTTCCTTTGAATATGTTACCAAGAATCAAAGGATTTAGAATGAGAGATCTTGAGGGGAATATTCTTTATGATTCAGGATCAAATTTATCGAACATTTTTTATCCAGCAGGAGAATCTGATATCTATAAAGGCTCTCAAACAACAATTGCATCGCAAAAATATCTCGTATCATTTACAGTTACAAATACAAAAAATATTCCTGTTCCAAATGCATATATTACAATCGGTAACAAGGTCATTGCTACAGATACTAATGGAACAGCGAACGTATTGTTGGAAAACGGCGAATATCAGTATACTTTAAATAAGACAAATTGGGATCAAAAAACAGGAGAATTTGTTGTTTTAAACGGACCAATTTATATCACTATAAATGATTTTACAGCAACTCCGTATTTAGTATCGTTTACAGTTTATGAAGGTAATGCTCCTTTAGCTGAGGCATCTATTCAAATTAGTACATCTAATTTACTTACGAATAATGAGGGTCAGGCTTCAATTCAATTAGAACCAGGAACTTATGCGTACACAATTTCTAAAGCTGGATTTAAGACGATAGAAAGTATTCTTACTATCGAAAATCAGCCGGTTGAGATTATAGAAAGAATGTTTTTAGAAACATTGTCGGTTTATTTTGCAGTAGTCGATAGAGAGCGTAGTGTATATGTACCTGAAGCAAATATTCAAGTTATTGATCAAAGTAAATTGACAGATATAGAAGGACAAGCTGAATTAGGTCTTCAAGTTGGTGAGTACGAAGTAAAAGTCGATAAAGAGGGATATCAACAATACAAAAAAAATATCGTTGTTCAAGGTGAAGATCCTAATTGTGTTGTTATAGAAATGGTTGCTATTCCTTATGAGGTGAAATTTACAATTCTTGATGCTGAATATGGAAGACCTATATCCGGTGCAACAATTAAGATAAACGATAGTACTTATCTTGCTGACGATCAAGGTGTTGCTATTATTAGTTTACCAAATGGAACGTTTGAGTATACTGTATTTAAGAGTGGATACATGTCTTATTCAGATTTTCTCGTTGTTGAAGGTGAGCCGATTTCAAAAATAATTTCTTTGGAGAAGGCATTTTATACATTTAGATTGATTGTTAGAGATATTGAAAATGGTAATTATATTCAAGGTGCAGAAGTTGTTTGCGAAGATATAACCACAGTTACAAATGTAAATGGTGTAGCCAATATTACATTAGGAAACGGGACGTATACGTTTAATATTAATGCGAGAAATTATAAAAAATATACAGGTGAAGTCGAAATCAAAGATCAAGATGTTGTATTAACTGTTTATATTGAATTAAGAGATACAGTAATTACATATACGGCAACAGACGAATTAACAGGTAATCCAATTGAAGATGTTTTGATTGAATTAACAAATGTTGGAACTGGTTTAGTTGTAGATAGTGGCACAACTAATGCTATTGGTGTTCTCGATTTGGCAGCGGAAGCAGGTGATTATTCTTGGAGAGCAACACATAATTTTTATCTTCCTGTAACGAGTAATATTACTCTTGAAAAATTAAAAGATCAAGAAGTTCCTTTCATTATGAAAAGAAAAGAGATCACCAATGACGTTCTCGTTACAGAAAATATTCCCAATTTAAGCGGCGATGCGACTACAGTAAGATCATCAGGTTCTAATACAGTTGAAGTTGCTGGGACAGATGAATATATTTATATAGCAAATGTTCCTACAAATCTTATAATCCCTAATTCAGGTGCTGAATTTGATTTAAGTGATTATGTTAGAACTTTTCGAAGATTAAAGGAAGGTGGAGTAGATGAACCGTATGATTTTATTTACGGAGGAGCTAAATTAAATTATAATACCGTTCCGGCTGAGACGTTTATTACACTTGATGGTTCACAAGCAACTGTAGAAGTGAATCCTGAAACGAGAGACGCGACACCGAGAAGTGCGACAATTGATGTAACAGTTACTACAGGTGATAATCAAATAACAGCTAGTATTCAAGTTGATCAAAAAAGATCAATTAATTATCTACCTGTAAAAGAAGGTTTAAAGATTAATGTTAAGAATACTCGTGATAATACAGTCAAACAATATACAACAAATTCAAATGGAATAATCAATGTTGTTGTAATGCCAGGAGTTCAATACGAATTAACAGTAGCTGAATCAGGATTTTACGAAAACAATGGATTATTTATTTCAACTTGGGATTTCGTAAACAATCCTACTGTCGAAATGGGAATTATTGCATCAAAACAACTTGAGTTAAGAGCGAAACAAGCAAATACTTTGAGACCGCTTTCTGATGCAGACGTTTCAGTGACGGGAATGAGTTTAGATCAAACTGTTATTACAAATGAAAATGGAATTGCTCGTATATATATATCTCCTGTAACAATGAATTATTCTGCAAAAGTAGCAGATCATACAGTATTAAGTGGTCGATTTACACCGCCTTTACAGAATAATTATTTGGATTTGATTTTTCAGTATAGTCAAATTAATTTCGAATTATCTGTTTTAACAACTATTCCTTATGAACATTCTGCAAACAACTGTTCTGTAAGTGTAACTAGTTTGTGGGGAGGAACAACTTCTCAACAATACACTTTTACAGGCACAACAGATGATAATGGAGATTTTAATTCGTCAGGAAACGGACAATTCAATATCCCGCCAGGAGAATATAGAATTACAATTGGTAGTGCAAATAATAATTACGATATTGCAACTAAAGATATTTATCTTCCTTTAGATAATCCTGTTGAAATGGTTGCAGTAAGAAGAACGATTTCTGTAACTGCAACCATTAAAGAAATTCTTCCGTTAATTTCTTCGACAGCTAATCCTGTAAAAGCGGGATTGGTTTTGTCACCGTTTTATGTTGAAAAAAATACTTCTTCAGGAAGCAATCTAACTACAAATGCAAATGGACAGGTAACAAAAACGGTTTACGCTGGATTACCTGAGCGATTTGCGATTCAACCGGTTGGTTTTTACGAAGGAGAAGGAGATCCGTTTACTTTAGATTATTCTAATGGAGCAACTCAAAACATAACTCTAACTTATACATGTTCTAAACGAATTCCTGTTCACGTTTCAAGTGATTTATATGGAGATTTAGAAGGAGCGCAAGTTACGTTTACAGGAATGTCAGTTGATCAAATACAAGAGACGAATAATGCAGGTATTGCTTATATTTATTTGTCTCCTGTGTCAATGAATTATACAATCCGAAAACAATATTACAACGATCTTACAGGATCGCTAACGCCAACAGGACAAGAAACGAAATTAGAATTTACTTTAGAAGCAAAAAGCTATCCGGTAAAATTTACAGTTTCTACTGGTGGAATTTTGCCTCCTGAAAATATAATAGTACGAATTACGAATACTAAAGATGAATCTTTAGTTTACGAAGGAACGACAGATATCGATGGTGTAGCTAATATTCCGAATGTTTTGACGGGTACATATCAATATTCTGTATTAGCTGGTGAAGTTACGACAGGAGTTTTTGATCATCCGCAAACAGAAGTAGGAACAGAACTTGAAGTAGAGGTTCAATATGAGTTAATTAATGCTCAGATCGAAGTTCGAGAGTTATACGGATCAAGTTCAGTATTTGCCGCATTATCAAACAAAACTTTGACAATGAATTCAAAGGCAGGTGAAATTACCATAAATCTTGATGAAAATGGTACTGCAGTTATGACATTGATCAAAGGATTAGAATATACATTTACAGTCGATGATTATGCGAATTTTTATTCCAATCCTACACAGTCATATACATGGACAGAAGATGGTTTTGTATGGAATATGAATTTGAATGTAACTGCACAGATTACACTAAATGTTAAAGATACTTATTCAAACGTTAATATCTCTGATGCAAATATACAATATAATTTACAAACAAAAACCACAGATAGTAGTGGTAATGCAGTATTTTATCGATCAGCTTTAACAAAAGATTATTCTGTAACAAAAGATGATTATAGAACAACTACCGGAAATATCGAAGCAACAAATTCATCTCCTATAGCAATCAAATTGTTTAGAGAGTTGCAGTCAGTAACGATTAATGTTAAAGAAGCGATTCCTGATGTCGAAGGTAATTTAAATTACGCAAACAAGCAGATCACGTATACGAATGCAGCCGGGAATGGAACATTAACATTAAATGATGATGGTGCAATATCATTTAAATGTTATTTAGGGATTCCGACAACTTTTGCAGTAATCGACCATCCTAATTATTACAGTAATTCTAGTCAAAGTCACACATTTGCTACAATAGGTGAATCGTGGACAATGATCTTAACGTGTTCTACAACTTTAGTTGTTCATGTAGAAGCTAATGTTCCAGCCGGAGAACCTTTACCTAACGCATCTGTTACATACTTCAATCAAATTAAGACAACGAATACAGATGGTAATGCGACATTTTATCGAAGTGGATTGAATCGGAACATATCTGTATCAGCAGATTTTCTAGAATCTTACTCAGGTTTAATTACAAGTGATCAGATCTCTCCTATAAAGGTAATTTTGACTCGTGCAGCCAATCCGGTAAAAATTCATGTTGTAGAATCTATTCCAGGAGTAACAGGAACCTGGAATTACGCTTCTAAAAAAATAAATTGGTCTGCAGGTAGTGCAGAGGGAACTTTAACTCTTGACTCTTCAGGAAACGCAACTTTTAACGGTTATTTGGGGACAGAAATGACATTTACTGTTGTAGATAATGCTAATTTTTATAATAATTCAACTCAAGTACACACGTTTAATACAGTTAATGAGAATTGGAATATGACACTTACATGTTCTGCTCAAATAACTGTAAACGTTAAGAGTAATGCTCCTTCAGCTAATCTATCTAACGCATCTGTTACATATTTTAATCAGACGAAAACGACGGGTGCAGATGGGAACGTAGTGTTTTATCGAAGTGGTTTGGATAAATCGATAACTTCGACAGTTACATATCATGCAAATTATAGTGGAACGATTACTCCTTCGAATACTTCTCCTTTTAATATTGTAATGAGTCGAAATCAAGCGACTGTATCAATAAAGGTTGTAGAAACCATTCCAAATATAGCTGGAACAAATGTTTATGCATCTAAATCATTAACAATGACGAAGAACGGAAGTTCTTCTAAAATTACATTAGATATAAACGGTGCAACTACAGTAACAACGTATCTTGGTATTCCGACAACTTTTGCGGTGGTTGATCATTCAAATTATTATAGTAATCCTAGTCAAAGTTATACTTATACAGCAGCCAATCAAACGTTTAATATGTCTTTGGCATGTTCTGCTCAAATAACTGTAAATGTTAAGAGTAACGTACCTGCTAATACAAATATTAGTGGAGCTTCATTGACATATTTTAATCAAACGAAGACTACGGATGGAAGCGGTAATGCAGTGTTTTATCGAAGTGGTTTAGACAAGCCTATTAACGGTAGTGCAACTTATTTTAATGCTTACATCGGAACTGTAACTCACGGACAATCTACTCCTTATAATATAACATTTACGAGAACAACTGTTACAGTAACACTAACTGTAATGGAAAAGTTAGGAACTTATACAGGAGCATTTTTAAATTCAATTATAAATAGAACTGTATTAGGAGCTGTAACTGAATTGACTTTAGATGAAAGTGGTAGAAAATCAAATACTGTTTATGCAGGATTAACGTATTCTTACACTCCAAAAGCTAATGCTGGATATTATAGCAATGGAACACAAACTCATGTTTGGACAAAGGAGGGAGAGACGTGGACAATGACAATGACATCTAATACGCAATTTATTGCAAATGTAAAGAGTTCTAATTACGGATGGAATATAAGCGGTGTAAGTGCGACATTATTTGGACAAACTGTAAATACGGATAGTAGTGGTAATGCTACGGTTTATAGAGGAGGACGAACTCCTAATTATAGTTACAGTTTTTCTAAGAGTTTGTATAATACAGCATCAGGATCAATTCCAGCTACTCAGGCTTCTCCTTGGAATGTGACTTTAAGTGAAACTTCTTCTTCGATTACAATAACAATTAAAGATAATTATCAAGGCGCAGACAAGGGAAATGCGAATGGTTGTCCTGTAAAACTTACTAATAAAAATAAGACATCGATTACATTTAGTGGTAATACCAATTCTTCCGGTCAAGTTTCGTTTGGTCCGATGATTCAAGGAACTTACACTTTGAGTTGGGGTGGAGGAACTTCTTATTGGGGAGCACAATCTGTAGATATCACAATGCCGACAGCTTCTATTCAAAAAAGTGCTGTTCGATTGACTAAGAATATTACTCTGTTATGGTATTTTAGAATACCTACTCAAGGAGCGAAAGATTATTATTTAAAGGCAGGTGGTGTAAATTTATTTAAACCGGTTTATACAACTGCAGGTGTAGCTACAACTATAACATTAGGAATTGATCATAATTCAAATTACGTTATTGCAAATTATACGTTTATAGCTGGTTTGAATACAACGATGGGAGCTTCGAATGCTTATTTCGTAACAGGTACAACGACAACTCATACGATGTATAATGTCACTCCTACATATAATTTTAGCAATGTAACAGGAACGAAATATTTTACAGCTATCAAGGCTTTGACGTTAACAGTTCAAAATAGTTTAACAAATGCAAATGTTAGTGGAGCAACTGTTAATGTATATGGTATAGATGGTAGTAATGCTACATCAACAACATCACAAAATTTAACTACAAATTCAAACGGACAAGTAACTGTATATGTTTCAGGATTAACTAATAGATATGTTATTAGTGCATCAAGATACGATACACTGAACACAACTAATGCGAACACAACCAATTTTACATTGAAATTAGTACCTTCTGAAATGAATTTAACTATCAATGTAAAGAGAAGTGATAATACATCATTAGTTGCTGCAAGTTGTATCGTAAAACTGTCAAATAATAATAGTACAGTAAATTATAGTGGAACAACTAACGCAAGTGGTCAATTGGTTTTAAAAATTAGACCGGGTAATTACTGGACTGAAGCAGGAGGATCGACTGCTTGGGGAGGAACTGGAACAAATAATTTCCCCATTCCTAATCGAAGCGGGTCGGCAACTTCCTTCACTTCCGATCAATCAATCACGCTCTATGCCCTCTACGTAAGTTCATCAGGGTGGTTTGCTCCTGTGACGAGTAAGGCAGTAAATACGCAATATATAGAGACATATTATACAGGTTTGCAAGTTCCTAAAGAAAGTTCTTCTTCATTTGGATATTATTTTGATAATTATGTTAATTATAATAAAGAATCAACTCCATTATTTAGTACAGCAAGACATATATCAGGAGTAGATCTTATGTTTTGGCGTATTACCGATAATAGAATTATTGTAGATCGAGGTCAATATGTTTCGACCGATATAAGCACATGTATTTCGAGAGGAAAAGTGTTGGCAGTTTCTAATCAAATAAATAGTATGGTTGGTATTATAGGTTTAACTTTCGATGGTAGTGCGAGGAAATACGTTTGGATGGTTTATGGTGGTGGTGGTTATAATTACGCTGCTGCATCCTCTATAGCAAAAGCGTTTAGTAGTTACACTTTACAAAATGCAATATATTGGGGACTGTGGAAAGATGATCTTGGTGTTGGAGTGTATTCAGCCATCGCTGTAGAAAATCAAATACAAGTAGGATATCTATTTAAGACATTTAGCGGTTCTATAAATAGTAATACGGCTACAATTTTATTAACAGGAAACATGAATTTCATAAAAGCAATATTAATAGAAACTGAGACGATAACAGGAAGTGGTGATGATCGAGGAATATATGCTAAAATCGTTCTTTTGAGTGTTTCATCTAGTTATGAGGTAACGTTATGTTATGTAAAAATACGGTGTTATAATTCAGGTAATACACCATATGTTGTTAGAGTGGGAGACATATATTATTATAAATCAGTTAATCGTCCAATGGGAGCCAATGTGTGGATTACAACTGATAGAAAATGGATGTTTTTCCCACCGTATTCTGGTAATAGTTTCTATCCTAAAGGATTGAATTCATATTATGCTAATGGTCAACAATTGATAGTAGATGATTCACCTTCTATGCCTGATAATGTTAGTTATTTGAATTCATCTCATACATCTGCAATAAGATCTGTTTTACAAAATGTATATGTATTAGAAATTTTATTTAATAAAACTCAAACTAAAATGATTGTATTGACAAATACAACTGGAGCTGCATTTGAAACTGGAAATTATAAAGGTGATTATAATCCCGATGCTATGTACTGCTTTCAATTAGTGAATAATTCTTGGGTACAAATTTCAAATCAAGCTGTAGATAGACAAAATGTTTTTACTTCGTATAATTCAACTGGAAATCAAGGTATTAAATATAAATCAAGTCTTTCTTTTTGCGACAAATCAAACGATCTTGAGTCACTGGCTATGTTTGGTAGTCAATATAGTTTCAATTGGGCATTCCCTGCAAATAGTAGTCCAGTAACATTTTATACGTCAAAAATAACGTGGGGTGAATAATTCACCCCACTTCTTTTACCATATTGTATTAGTATAAAATACAGTTAGATTAGAACTGTAAGCAGGTTTACCAAAACTAAAAAGATATTGACCTTCATTGTCAGTAAGAGGATATGCATACATAGTAGGTCTTTTTAAGGAATCACTTTCATTGTAAGAACTCATTAAATTAACCTTATCAACCATTGAAGAAACATTTATCCATGATGCTGTATTTGTTTGATAAATAAATGCAAACATTCTATCAGGATTATGAGAATCTCCGTCAAAAGTATCTGAACCGTCAGCAGGACCAAAACATCCTGACGTACTACTTGTTAAAACGATCATTTTATCAGATGTCTTATTGAAAATAATTTCTTGTACATAAACATTTGATAATGCACTTCTAATTACAGATGTATGGGATGTATTGAGGTAACTATTGTCGTTAGGTATTATAGCAGTTGATCCTTTTACGCCTATAAAGGCCTTTCCCGAATAATATGAATTCAATCCTTTAGGATATGTTATATTTGAAGTTGTCCATTTGGGTGGGAAAAATATCCACATTCGATCAGGACTCATCCATATATTGGGACCTGCGTTCGAACACAAAACACTGTCTTTTGTAGATACAAAATAAGTTACATCATTAATTGATCCGGTATACTGTACATCGTAATTACCTATAATTACCTGTAAAGCAAAGTTTGATCTATTTACATATAATGTTAAATATCCATGAACATCTTGGAATCCAAGTGTTTTTATGTTCCACCCATTTGCAAAAGCACTTCCTCCTACAGTCGTTTGATGTTTTGAGGAAACTCCTGTTCTTGGATGTATAGCATAAGTACACAAGAGGGAACCATTACTTCCACGATCAAACCACAAACACATAACTCTGCTTTTCTCGACATCACCATCATCCGAAAACTCTTTATAGACATACAAGTGACTTAAAGAATAAGAATTATATATTTTTATAAAATTATTTTCTCTACTGTTATATGCATCAATAACAGCGGACCAACTACTTGCATTACCGCTAGCACCCGCTCGAGCCTCTACACCGAAATACGCTTCATCTTCTCTCCACATAATTTCTGTCTTTATTTGTACAAAATATTCGTTTAAAATGTATCCTCCGATGAAACGCACTTTTGCGATTCTATACTTGGCTATGAAATTATCTGATGTCAATTGACTTTCATTAATAACCGACTTGATTGCTATATCAATTTGCAAACTATAGATACTGGTGCCTGACATTCCCAAACAAAAGATGGTTTCTATTTTCTCATTAACAAGACGTTCATAAACGGAGCAATACACAAGGCTGCTTGTGTTAGCTTTTAACAAATCGTTTTTATACTCAACCCCATTGGATAGAATACTTATTCCTGTATAATAATTTTGTTCAAACGCCGATATTTTATTACTCGTCACAGGAGCAAACCACCCTGATGAACTTACGTAGAGGGCATAGAGCGTGATTGATTGTGAATTAATAAGCAATTTGTTTGTAGATATAAAATTGTTTGGTATTTTTATGCATTAAAAGAATGTAAAATGGAAAAAGCACTTGATCCGAAAGAACAACATCCTTGCGGAGACTTGTTTAAACCAACAAAGTTTCCTGTATATAATAACACCATATTCAGCAGATTTTTTGAAGTAAATGATAAAGCTGTAATGGGTTGGGCTGAAAATGTATTGGCAAAACTGGAAGGAAACGGTATTCTTCCAACTTTTATCAATAAAAAAGATAATCCTGACTTTAAGGCATTTTGGGGTACAGTAACACATATATTTGCACTTGTAGTTTTATATGCGCGAAAATATAAAGAAATTGATTCTAATAGAATTTTGTTCGAATTGTTTATTCAAGACAGAGGTCTTGTAACAGCTTTAGTTGATGATCAAGAACAAATGGAATATCTGTTCTATAATTATCTTGAAGAGTATTCTAAGAGAGGAAGATTAGATATTATAAATACAGAAGGCGAAATTCTAGGAGAGTTATTGAGACTTATACGATACAATTCGGTAGATGAATTTATCTTTGCTTTGTTAAGACCTGAAAGTACAGGTTGGTCAATGGGGTATAGTTCACCTACATGGGATCGAACTGATACGGTGATGAATGTAACGAAAGGATTTGAATATACTTTAGGAGTAGAAAATCTCAGTAATTATCCGTTATTAGTTTCAGAAAGTGTTAATATAACACAAGATGAAAACGAAAGTGATGAAATCTTCAATGCAATGACTTTTTTTGGCAATCAAGTCGTTGGTATTGACGGACGAGTTGATCGTGATAAATTGATTATCGTTGATCCTAATATGAGTTACGAAATTAGTTTGCAAGTTAAGATATCTGCAGCTACAGATACTCAGAATCTCAAGTTTGGTGTAGCAGGTTATGAGACTACAGACGGAGATCCTATGGAAATGGGAGTTATCGAAAATGGACAAATTACAGGAAGTTCTATGTGGTTTCACACAACAGAATTTCTAAATCTTTTAAATGAAGGTATTTACTACAACATACGAGGACTTATTTTATCAAATAACGAAAAATTCGTTGATGTACCAAATTTGAATTTTCCTTCAGGTAGAGCGTTATCGCTAATGCCTACCATGAAATATATAGCACCTATTTTCATTCAAGACAGATCGAGTGGGAATACTCCTTATGTATATGTTTATGATTTTAAAGTAAAACCGTTATATTTGCCGTTTTCTCAAGGTTATTTAGGAGAAAGAGATATTATTGCAGCATATTACAAGAATAATTCATATCAAGGGAAACAAACTCTTGAAAATTACTTGAAAAAGTATTTGATAGGATATAAAAATATTTTTGGTAGTGAATTAATTCGTCCATATGTAGGAGAAGAGTCTTATCGAATTTTATTTAAAGTGTTTTCAAATAGAAATAAATATATTCCAAATGCAACTATAACGGTATTTGGACAATCTTTGAAAACAGATGTAAATGGCGAAGCAACAATTATTCTCCCTAGAGGGCAATATTTGTATAAAGTTGAAGCTGAAAATTTTGAAGAAGTACAAAACTCTCTATTAGTAACAGAAGACGCTGTAGAGTATATTCAACTACAAGGTGCTGCTTATGAGAGAGTTGTTACGTTTAGCGTTAAAGATAAAAATACAAAAGAGCCGTTATCAAACGTTAAGTTGACTTTTGCAGGAAAAACAAAATATACTCAAGCAAGTGGTATATTAACATTCGATGTGTTTCCAGGTATTTATCAATATGTGGCTGAATTAGAAGATTATTATACGATTAGAAGAACTGTCGAAATTGTTGACAGTACAAACATAATCGTAGAAATGGAAGCTATACCTTATTATAATGTAACGTTTAGAATTAGAGATGGTGTTGATCCAGTTTCAGGTGCATCTGTATTAGTAACGGGAGAGAGTATAAACGATCAAACAGGATCGTCAAACGCGCAAGGATTAGCAACAGGATTTGTACTAGCTGCAGGAACATATCATTATAAGGTAGTTAAACCTGGTTATATTACAGTTGAAAGCGATTTTGAGATATATGGTAATGCAGTTATTGATGTTCAGTTTAAACCAATTCCTAAGTATAATGTAACGTTCCTGGTTAAGAATAATTCGTTACCTGTATCTAAGTGTAATGTAACGTTTAATGGAGCTACTATTCAGACAGACAATAATGGTCGTGCAAATTTTGTTGAAATCGCAGGAACATATAATTGGAAGGTTTCTAAGACTGAGTTTTATGCACAAGAAGGTTCTATAGAGGTCGTCGATCAAGATGTCATTAAAGAAATCAATCTTGTTCAAATAGGATATACGATTGACTTTACTGTTGTTGATCAGGACGATCAACCTCTTGATGGTGCACAAGTTGTAATCGGAACAGAAATAATCACTACTCAAGCAGAAGGGACTGCTCAATTTGTAAGGATTTCAGGTTCATATAATTGGACCGTAAACAAAGAAGGATATTACATTCAACAAGGAGTCGTTATTGTGAACGGAGCAAATCAGACTGTTAAGGTGACGATGAAATTGATAACCTATAATATCGTATTTACTGTTAGAATTGACAATCAACCTGTAGCAAATCAACCTATTGTTTTAGGGATAGGAGAGGATGAAGAAACGCTAACGACTGATGGTAAAGGTAACGCTACTTTTAATAAAGTGCCTGGTAATTATCCTTGGACTATAAGTAGAAAGGATTATCAAATCCAAACAGGAACTGCAGTTGTAACAAATCAATCTATTGCAATTGTAGTTGATTTACAAAAAGCTAGAGGAAAACTTGCTGTAACTGTAAAAGATAAAGAAAGTCAAGCTCTTCTAGAAAATGCTGCGGTAACGATTAATGGCCAAACAAAATACACCAACATTAATGGTGTAGCGGAAACGTGGGATTTGGTTGTTGGTATATGGCAATGGACTTGTTCTAAACAAGATTATTACTCAACTTCAGGTAACGTTAATATAGAAGAGAGAGATGATAATAGATATACTATTTATATCTCTCAACAACCTGAGCCCGAATTTGAAGTTACATTTGTAGCAAAAGAAGGATTCGATTTTCTTTCAGGAGCGACAATTACTTTAGATACAGGTCAAATATTGACAACAAATATTGACGGTGAAGCTAAAGTGACTTTAAAACAAGGTAATTACAATTATCGAGCTACATACGGAGCATATTATTATGATTTAGCAGAAAGTTTTTCAGTATATGGCAAAATGAATATACCTTTGAATTTTGTCAGAAAAACGACTATAGTTACAATTAATGTATATGATTTAAATAATAAATTACCAATTTCAGGCGCATCTGTATCTTTTAACAATTCATCTAGTGTAACAGATGGAGGTGGTAATGCGACATTTTATAATGTGCCGTTGTCAAGTAGTTCTTTAGTTTGTACAGCAAGTAAAGAACCTACTTATCGAGCTAGATCAGAATCATTTGTTGTCAATACAGAGAATCCTAGTTTTGAAATCGGTTTAGGTGCTAATTATTATGGAGTTTATTTTACTGTAAAAGATGATTTAGGTTCTTTTGTTGAAGGTGCGACTATTCAATTAAATAGTCAAACGAAATATACTACAAGAGATGGTAGGGCTAATTTTGGTCCTTATTTGCCAGGATTTTCGTTTAATTGGCAGGTATTTAAGTCAGGATATCAAAGTCAGAATGGATCGGGTTCTATAAGTAATGACGATGTTTATATTAACTTGACGTTGAAAAGAAATATATGTCAAGTTACATATAGAGTTGTTGATACTAATAATATGCCCGTTTCAGGTGTAACGGTTGAAGATAATGTGAGTTCAGGTGTAACGGGAAGTAATGGACAGGTATCTTGGTACGTTTCTTGTTCAGAATCTTATTCTTGGACAGCTACTTCACCCGATTATTTTTCAGAAAGAGGAAGTTATTCGGTAGGCGCTAATGAGACAACAAAAACAATTCTCATTACTATGGAAGGTGACGGTGCATTACTTGAAGTTTTAACAAGTAGCGTTGTGTTACCTATTAAAAATACAGGATCAACGGGAATAAACAACCTAAGAGTAAGTTGGGGTGACGGAAGCCAAACTTTAGGTGAGAAAAGTCATACATATAGTAAACAAGGAACTTACAGAATCTTATTCGATTTTAATGGAATGAATGCTACGTTACAATGGGGAGATTTAAGTTCGAATTTTAAAACGAGTTTGATTAGAGTTTTGAAATGGTTTACTTCAAAAGTGAATACATCTTGGTCTCAATCAGCATTCGATGGATGTGGAAATTTAACATCAATACCAGGTTGGACTACTAGTTTGATGTCAGGTTCAACTGAACGTTTTTTCTTTGGATGTTCTTCTTTGAGAAGTATTCCTAGAGGATGTCTCTCTTTCGGGACGAGTTATAAGCATACTTATGCATCTTCGGGTTTATCAGGATCTATTAATTTGAATGATGTATTAGGTGGATCGAATATCGAGAGTTATGCATATTGTTTTCAAAATACTAAGAATTTAAATTCAGTCACTGGAACAATATCTCCATCATCTAGAGGTTGTGATTTGTCTTTTATGTTTAATCTTAGTAATTTATCAAACATTCAGGCAAATATCAATGCTGTTAACATTACAAGTTGTGAAGATATGTTTAGTGGTTGTAGCAATTTATCTTCGCCTTGTACGATTTCAGCTTATTCAGGCGGATCTTTTAGAGCAAAAAATTTTGCTGAGTTATCGGGGATCACATCAATACCTTCGAATGTATTTTCAGGATCTGTTCGAAATGCGACTTTTGAAACAGCTTTTGCTAATTGTAGTAGATTATCGAGTATAGGTTCTAATTTATTTTCGATTACATCTATTGAGTTAAACAATTATAAAAGAACGTTTTTAGGTACAACGAATTTGTTGAATATATCAACAATTAATCTAGTTAATGCTGATGTTTGTATTGAAACATTTATGAATAGCGGTATAACACAAATTCCCTCGAATTTCTTTACTAGTAGGGATTGTTCTGATTATACTGCATGTTTTGCTCTTTGTAAAAATTTGAGAAGTGTTGGAACGTCTGTTACACCTAACAATGCAAATAAAATTGTACGTATTTCACAAATGTTTTATAATTGTACAAATCTCGAAGGAGATCTTGGTGATTTATTTGGATATACCATTGGAAGTGATGGAGCGACAGTTACAAATGGTCTTTATACAACTTGTTTGTATTGGGATCGTGCTTTTGAAGGTTGTTCTAAAATAATCAATTATCCTGGACTTTCTGAGGATGGAATAGGTGGTAGATATGGCAATATTCCAATGCCGTTATGTATATCAACAACTTCTGAACCGGTATATAAGAATGTTATTGGAATAGATCAAGTTAGAAGTAAAGAATCCTGTTTTAGTGGTTGTACAGGAGCCTCTTATTATTCTTTATTTAAGCAACAATTCCCTAATTGGTTTTAATTAAAAATATTATAATATATGTCGCAATTAAATGTACATAGAAACACTTTTCTAGAAAAAGAGGAGTTGATGAATTTGCAAGGATTTTTACAAGAATCCTTGCTCGGTAAAATTTTAATAGGTGCAAGTTATACTTTTGGGATTGTAACAAATAATCCTAAAAAGTTTGACACTGATTTCATTACAAATGATGTTTTTGAAGATAATAAAGCATTTGAAGTTGAGCAAGGAACACAAGGAGGTACTATTAAAATACTTCCAGGTATGGCTGTTAATTCTCTTGGGCAAGTTATTAATCTTAAAAACATTCACGATAATTTTGCAGTACCTTCAGACAGTGTTTATTATTGGTTGAAAGTTGGTTATTCGACTAAAAATTACGAAGACGGTTTGGTTAGTATCAATCAAAAAGGAGCTGTTACCGGAACTGTGAATTTTAGTGGTAAAGTAAGAGGACAGTCAGGTAAAACTCCAGTTGCAATTCGTTTTGCTAAAGACGATGGATCACAACCATTAAATAATGGGATTTATCAAATTGTTAATGTTGTGGATAATCAGAACTTAATTTTAACGTCAGAATCTGATTTTGTTGCTGAAACAAATTTACAAGTAATAATCTTAGGGACGATACCTTTGGGTAAGGTATTTACAGATGCTCAGTTAGAAGGATTATATACTTACGACCATTATATATTTAGTCTTGTACAAGAAACAACGCTCGATCAACCTCCTACAAAATCAAATAATGAGTTTTATCTAGCTCGTGTAAGAAACAATGGGGGAGCGATCTCTATAGATAATACAAAAAAGAATGAATATTGGTCATTGTCTAATTTTGCAAAATCAAAAAGCTAATGAAATTATTATATACAGTGAGTTCAGCGTATATGGCAGCTCAAACAAAATCTATTTATTCGATAGGAGGATTTCCATCATCAACGCAAGTTCCTAACGATGTTTTTTCGAATTTATTCGATGAATTAAGTTTGTTGACAATTAAGAACGCAAAAACAGAATATCGAGCTATTGTTTTGCAAAATGATAGTGATAAAGTCGCATCAAATGTTCAAATGTGGTTTGAAGTTCCTGAAGATGCTTATTGTAATTTTCAAATAGGAGCAACAGTTCTTACTCAGAGTACAAACGATGAACAATATATGGAATTAATACCTTCTATATATAGCAAACCGTTTAATACTCAGCTTTATGATGCTACGGAAGATTCTAGAGTTACTATCGGCGATATTGAACCTGGTCAAATGATCGGATTATGGATTTCAAGAAGTATTAATAAAGAGAAAGCTACGATAGATTATAATAAGGTTGCTGAAATAGATCCCTTAGCTACATTTTCAGGATCAAGATATAAACCTATTGTGCATAATCAAGAAGAGACACTAAAATTACAAATTATTTGGGAGGATTCGTTGTAGATAGATAATATTTTGTATCTTTAGGCATTGAAAAAGGACGAATTCAAAAACGTCCTTTTCTTTGAGAGTAAGAGATACTATTTTGTTATGATAGATGAATTTTGTGATATATATGAATATTTGATAGCTAGATTGAATAATAGTCCAGGCTATGAATTGAAGCGATCTCAGAAGAATATAAACTTAATAAACAAGTTTATGATAAATTCTAAGATTAATACAACTGATGAGATATGGAAATATCTGTCGTTTCAGATTGTTTTATCTGATAGAAAGAATTCGGGAATATTCTATATCACTTTAGCAAAATGTTTGTGTTTAAACTCAATAAAACAATGGAACGAGAGAACGTCAGAGAAGATGTTTATGGTTTCTCGAATTCTTAGACAAAGAGGTCTTCGAAATCCGTTAGAAAGTCAAAGTAGATTTTCAGAAGAATACTTAGATTTTCTGAGACATAAATTTTGGAATACTCCTAGAGGATACATTTTATGTAACGACGAATACGAAGGAGCTCTTTATAACGAAATTAAATGTAAAGAATGTAAATACAATAAAGCATGTAGATATGAATAAAGAACAATTTAAATCAAAGAAAGGAATTATCAATTCTAAGATAAATGAATTGAAGAACGAAATGATAAAATTAGAGAAGGAGTACATTGAATCCAATGCGAAGTATCCTATCGGAAGCAAGGTATGTATTACTACTCCTGCATCCACATATATAAGATTAGATAACCATGAAAGTGTTGTTATTCCTGAAAAAAAACAATACGCCTATATTAAGGGTTATAATATTGGTTTTTATGATACCATTGACCCATTGTTTAGCAAGGCCAAGAAAGATGGTACCATGTCGGATGTAAACTTGTATGTTAATCTTATGAACGTTACAATAGAACTAGTAAAGGAGTAATTGTTATGGCAAAGGTAATGAATTTAGGAGTGCATTGTAGTGAGTGCATACACTATCAAGGTATCGTCCGTTTATGTATTGCATGGCTTTACAGAAAAGAATATTGTTATTATTTACACAATTTTTGTTTATGGTAATAGAAAACGTAATTATTTCTGTTGATTTCGGGCATAAAAATGATATGTCTGTAGAAACTGTATTCAGAATAGATAAAGGTAGATCAATCATTTTATCACAAAAGATTATTGGTTGTGCAAAGGATTTTGATACAGAAGAGAAAAGAAATGACTATTTGAACAAAGAAAGATGTAATTTATGAAACAGACAGTAGAAGAAGCGGCAAGTGAAAATATCCTATTTAATCATAGGACAGTTGACAGAACTTTGGCTGGTAAAGATTTGGCAAAGTTTGGAGAGATAAATTTCGTTCAAGGTGCAGAGTGGCAGTCAAAGCAATCACCGTGGATAAGCGTTAAGGAGGAGATTGAAAAAGCCATGAAAGGAAATATATTTGACAAAATAAGAAAAGCATCTAATAAATACACAGAGTATATGATTGCTTGTGACTGTGTAGCCAAAGAAGCACAAAAACATATAGATTGGGACAATAATGTTTCGTGTGAATATTATCCGGCTGATGGAATATGTATAATGATAGACGAGCATGTTTGTTATGCTAATACATTCTTTGACTTGGTAGAAGAATCAGAAAACGGTATGCTTGATAGAGGAACTTTTATGATAAATTGTATTTGACATGGAAAGATATAGGATTGTGAAAGAAATAAGGTATAGCGGCTGTATTCCGATAGTCGTGTATTGCGTACAAGTCAGAAAAGACAAACGTCTTTCGTCTGAATGGGTGAATGTAAAAGGTTTTGATACCTATAGGAAAGCAAGAGAGTTGTTGTATGTTTTAAACGGTGATTGATATGAAAACAGTTAAGATTTCAAATTTGCAAGAAGGAGATTTGTTCATATACAAAGGTGTAAGGTATCAAATTGTTTATAAGGACAAATGGGAAACATATTGTAAATATATCAACGATAAACATAGATTAGGAGGATCGTTTTCAAGTGAATATCTTTATTGTAAATTTAGTAATTATACAAAAGTGGAGATTTAGATGCTATGAGTAAATATCAAACAGAAGCTGGGATAGAATGTACTCCCGAAGAATGTAAGTTGATTGACTCTCTGAAACGACTTGCAAAAAAAGTGGGAAAAGGATGGTAAGCGTCTTTGGCTGTATTCAGCCAGTGGTTCGCTTCATGTAATGATGCATGGAGATACAGACAATAATCCTACACCGGAATTTACGCAATATGGAGGTAGCAATATTGAAAATAGTGTAACTACTATTGATGGCATATTAAATGATGGAGGAGATTGGTAAATGAGCAAATATAGATACAGAGAAGTAAAGAACTATATCCATAACGAACTAAAGTTGACTAAAGAGGATATAAAGGAAATTATGATTCCAATCGTGAAAGAAGAAGTCAAACGTATCTTTCATAACACCTACGGAAACGACGTTGATATAGAGAGGTGGGTTCGTTATATGGTTTCCGACGAAATAAAGAAAAACGGTGATTACTCTATGATAAGGAATTTGTGCAGGGAGGTGATTAAGGAAGAAATTGCCGATAGGTTGTCAATTGATATAATAAGTCTTAAAAAGAAGGAGGAATAATTATGAGTATGTTTACGTTAGAGGAAATGAATCAAGCGATCAATATGGCAGTTGACGAAACATCTAGAAAGGCAGTTGAAGTTCTTTCGTCTGTATTGGACAATTGGGTACATGGCGGTGATGCAGATTGTATCATTGCGGAGTTTGAGGAAAAGTTAAACGAAGCAATTAATGGATAAAAGATGATGGGTGTATAGACAAGCAGATTGCGAAACGCAGAAAAAAGGAATAAGAACAGTAAAACACATAGAAAAATGAAAAAGTATAAAGTTTTGTTTTGTGATATGGACGGGACGTTAATAGAAACTGCAAGCGGTGAGACGTTTCCAAATGGTATATGGGACATGAAGTTTAAGTTTGACGTCCTAGATGCAATAAAGAATCTGAATCCTAAAGTAATTTTTATCGTGACAAACCAGGGAGGGATAGAAAAAGGGCTGGTTCCAGAATCATTCATTTGTGTAAAATGTGAGTATGTGAGTTACAGTATAATGGATTATTGCGACATTGATGCGCGTTTTAAGTATTGCGAAAGCAATGACAGAAGCAACCCTATGAGAAAGCCGAATACCGGAATGCTTGAAGAACTTTTTGATAATTACAAGACATGGAAAGATTGCAGTTTGGAGGTAGAAGATTGTCTAATGATTGGTGATGCAAGCGGTCTTGAAGGGCAATTTTCGGACAGTGACAAGAAAACAGCCGAGAATTTAGGTATAGACTATATGGATGTCAGCGAGTTTGTAAATGTTTACGGGAAAGGGGTATAATTATGGAAATAAAGAACGGAATAATAATAGACGGGGTGCTGCATGAAATGGTTGACAAGAATAAACTGATTGATGCGTCCAGTCTAAATTTCGATTGCAGTAAATGTTCGTTGAATAAAGAATGCAAAGAGTGTAAGATGAGGAATGAATTATATCTGTGCGATGTGATGGGTTGTTTCTTCTTTGTCAGTCGTGGTAAAGTAACAGATATTAAGATAGATAAGGAGGAATAACTAAAATGGATATAGCACCTATTATAACAAAAGATAATCTTTCTAAGGAACAGATAGAATATCTGCAAAAGCAGCAAACAGAATATAAATTAGTCAATAGGATTAAGAAGAATCCGGGACATATCTTGTTCTCTTTTAATCGAAAAACAGGGGAAATCAAGAGGGCTTCTATTATACACAAGGTTGCTATTGGTTTGAATGGGCTTCCTGTAACCAAAGCTGAAACGGTTATAGAACCTGATTGCTATTACGACCAAGCCTTAAATGAAAAGAATTTTAGAAAGAAATTGAAGAGAATTGGATTGTTAAGTGTTTAAACAATTAAAACAGATAATATGGAAGAAATAGATGAATTATATAACAGAATTTTAAACAATGAAAATTGGGAAATAGGTGATTTGGATAAATTGATTGATTTATCCATTAAACAGGAAACAAGTGCAATCAATGCTTCTATCAGAAACAAATTATCTCCCATAGTAAATGTAATCGAACTGATAGAATCATTCAAGAAAGGTGAGATAGATGCTTCTATATTAACAACCGAATTAACGGCTTACCAACCCATTTTACAACATTCAGTTGATAAATTATTGGAAATAGGAGGATAATATGAGCAAATTTAAGTTATATATTGCCCGTGATGAAGGTAAATGGGATGAAGACGTAAAGAAGGAAGGGGAACTGAACTTGTTCTACGACACCCCGCAACTTCTGTTTGACATAGACAAACGGATATCATATTGGGGTAATGCTCGTAAGATAGCAAGAATCCCATCTTACATGTATTCGCAAATAAGGGATAAAGAGTGTTATGTTTTCAACAATATTGAATTATATCAAAATTTTTAATGTATATAAAGCGAATTAAAGAAGAGGTGAGACCGTGTGTTTGTTGTAAAACAGAACACAAGATTTTCAACAGGAATAAATGGCTTTGTAAAAAATGCGATGACGATAGAAAGAAAAGTTCTTTGAATAAGAATACTCTTGAAAAAGAAAACAATGAACTTCAAGTTGTTTTTGATGAAATATGGAGAACTAGAAAACATATTTGTTTTCATTGTGGTAAAAAATTAGGAAATGATCCCAAACCTATATTTTTTAGTCACATTCTTTCGAGAGGAGCACATCCTACATTAAGATGTGATTCTGAAAATATTGTTTTGGCTTGTCAAAATTGTCACTATATTTATGATTTTGGTGATAGATCGAAACTTATAAAGCAAATTCCTGAAGAATTGATTTTTAAACTTTTAGAAAAAGAACGAGATGAATCAAGATAGAAAGATAATTGATCTATGCATCAAAGTATTTGAGAGTGCAGGTTTAAAGAGATTTGCAGCAAGATTGCAAAATTACGAAACACTTCCTGATAAGGAAAATGAAATGAAACTTTATGAGGAAGCTGATAATTGGATAAATTTTGCTGGTAATATAAAAAAGCGTAATTTTGTCTTTGGTAACGATTTTAGTTTATTGAAAGGTTTTATTATATCTCAATCGAAAGAGTATAATAAAAAGGGAGAGCCTGTTATAATTATCAATAAATTAGAAGATGAAACAGCTTCGTTTAAAGATAATCCTATTAAAAATTTGTATATCATTTACGAAGACGAAGAACAAAGAGATGTTGATTTTGAAAGATTATTAATAGCTAGAAATTGATATGGGAGAAAAGTATTTATTAAGAGAGGTTAATGCACAAGGATTGTTGCATTGGATGAATGAGAATTTTAAAAAAGACAATGGTAAAGAATTTAATAGAAATGACATTCAGGCCTATATAACAAGAGGACATTTACCTGAATATCTTGGTGGAAATGAGATTGTTGTGATTCCTAAAAAACATTGTACAATACGAATGTACAATGTACTTGCGAACGAAAATAATCAGGTTTATAAAGATGAAATTTGATTGTGAGACGGGATTAAAGGTTTGTTCAGTTTGTAAATGTAAATTGTCACTTGATCATTTTTATATGAACAAACGTTGTTCAGATGGTTATGATTGTCAATGTAAAAATTGTAAAAAGAATTATGTTAGTTCCGAAAGAGGAAGGTTGTTGAGAAGAGAGAGGAATAAACGATGGCGAACTTCTGAAAAAGGTAAGGTTGTTTATAGAAAAATAAATGATGAGTATAGACGATCTGAAAAAGGAAAGAAGTCTAACGAAAAGTCTAGAAAAAGACGAAATCTTTTAGGGAAATCGTCTTTATATTACAAGGAAAAGAGAATTAGTGATATAAATTATAAAATTAGTTCTAATTTAAGAGGTAGACTTCTGACAGCACTTAAAAACAATCAAAAATCAGGTCACACTCTCAATCTTCTTGGTTGCTCGATCGATGAGCTGAAAGCTCATCTCGAGATGCAATTTGAACCTGGAATGACGTGGGATAATTATGGTGAATGGCAGATAGATCATATTATTCCGTGTTCTTATTTTGATCTGACAAAAGAGGAAAACCAACGTATCTGTTTCAATTACA